CGCGCCAAAGTCCATGTTGTATTGGGGCTGCCAGGACGGTGCTTGGAACAGGCGACCGATCTGGATGTACGGCTTGACGTTCTCTTGATCGTTGAATTCGAACAGCCAATACAAAGGTCGCACAGCAGCTGGCAGATTGTGGATCAGCGTCCAGACGTAAGCCTTCCGGTCACGCTCCAGGTAGCGGCCAGACCACCAGTTGGGAGAGCCCCAATCAAGATCGTATGAGTCGAAGGGCGCTGGCCATACGTCCATCCATCCGCTGTCATAGTCGAATGTGGTCAGCGTCGGATCATCAGTGTAGCGCACCCTGTACTGCGCCGACAAACTCATGTTATGGTTGGCCAAGGCGATGTTGGAGATGAGATTGTCGTCAGGATACTGAGCCACGAACTTGGTGTGGTCAGGATTGAGACTAGTAGAGCGGGCCACCTGCTCAAGCTCTCGCACTTGGAGATTGCTCAACGGCAGCGTGGACGTCCAGGAGCCGCCAGACAACGTAGCATTGTCAACCAAATTGTCATAAGCAATCAGGACTTCTTCAGTTTGGTTGACCATGCTCAGCCCCAGATCGTGAGAACTACGTCGTTGGTGTACAGCTGAAGCGACACACCCAGCACCACAAACAACTTGCCATCGTCCAATCCGTACCTCGGATATTGTACACTGACAACATCATTTAATTGAGTGGTGCCCAGCACAGAGGCGTCGATGGTGACCTCATACATGTCACGGTGGCGCGAATACAGATCGAAGTCCCGCAAGGCTTGCGTCCGAGCATCAGCCTCGTTGATCAGCAGCGTGTCCAGCTGGTAGTCGTCTGCCAGACGATACTGCGTCTTGATCGCTGCGTTGGACGCCGGTTGCGCAGATCGACGCTCCCTCGTGAGATAAGCCTTGCGCGCCGCCGTCAGCGAGCCTGCGAGCGTGGCGAGCGTGTGCTGCGTATACAGCTTGCAATAGTTGGTTGTGGCACGCCACAGCGGCCGATCCCCGTCAGCCGGGGTGATGCGCTCCAGCTCCTTGACCCGGCTGTTGGTGATGGTCAGAACCGGCGTGGCGGTGGGCTCATGAAGCCGCCCCACCTTCATGGCTCCATCGTTGTTGAAGATCGCGAACGCGCCGACGCTCTGAAGCACCTGGTTGATCGCTGAGCGCACAGTCGAGTTATCGTTGATGTGGATGCCCACCTGAGCAGGCACCTCAGTATCCAGGGCTGTGAACGAGGTTTCCTCAAACAACGTCACCCCAGCCAGTGCGCAGAGCCGTTTGGTGACCTGGGCGACCGTGCGGGATGCGACCGTGGACCCTTCAATCACATCAGCCGTCAGCACACCCTGCGGTGTGGCGCTGAGCTTGAACAGGCCTTCAGCCAGACACGTCTGGTAGTAACCTGGAGTATATGGGGCGGCCAGGAGTAGGGCGCTCGTGGCATAGTCTGAACCACGCGTGAGCGGCGAGCCCTTGTCGTACACAGCTGCGATGTCGTACACAGCGCCGTCGTTGACACGGTACACTTCAACGTCTGTGTTCACGCAATCAGCCGGGACCTGGTACACGGTTCCGAACAGGCGCGGCTTCATCTTGCCTTTGATGTCGTTGGCTGTGCCCTCAATGCCAGCTGGAAGCGCGTTGTCACCGCGATAGGGATTGGTGCAGACCGGCACTTCCAAGACCTGCTGTAGATCGCGCAGGCGCATGGTCACCTTCTTACGGTCCACCTGCGGCGGTCCATCAGTGGTGCCTGAGTACAGGATCGGCATTGACGCGTAAGGCAGGCCCTTCACATAGCGACGCAGCAGGATGCGCTGGCCATCCCAGCCGTAGTTGATCCAGCTGTCAAAGCGCCCATCATTCTTCAGGCTCAACGCACCAATGTCGAGATCGCCAGTCCCACCAGCTCGCGTGGACCCGTACACGCTGCGCGTGATGTCTCCAGGATCATCCAGGGCGTTGGTGAACGCAACCGATCCAGGTGTGTCAGAGGGCTCAGTGGCGTAGCTGCCATTGCTGACATAGAACGTCTTCAGAGTGCCCAGAGGATCGATGATGGCGTCAATCTCGGCGAGGATCATCACGCAGCCTTGTTGTTACGCAGCACCCGCTTGATATCCTGGAGCGTGCGGTTCAGCTCGTCCGACTTCTTGGCATCTCGGTTGCTGGCTTCGACGCCCAGCAAAGCCGCCCCCTTCTGAGCAGCCAGCAGTTCGGTCAGGAGCTGCTTCACCTCCGGGTCCATCGCCTGGCCACCAGAATTGCGCGAGGACACAGCTCGGACACCGAGATGGCCCGAGGATGTGCGGGTGAGCGGCATGATGGCCTCCGGGTCAGCCTCGCCCATCTCACCGATGTTGAACTGCGTCCGGGTCTTGACAATGGAGCCGCCGTCGAAGGCGCTGCCCAGAGCGAACGGCACCACGCTCCGGTCCTCGTTGGAGCCGAAGTGGTTCCAATGGAACTTGCCGTATTGCTCCAGCGACATCCCGAGCTGCGACTTGTTGGCTTCATAGTACGAAGCCAGATCAGCATTGCCCTGGACATAGCCACTGTAGCTCCCGGCCGTCTGCGGACCAGTCGCGGTGGCAGGCGTCGTCGTGGCCGGAGCAGGGTCAGCAGGCTTCTGCTGGGCGGCCAGCGCTGCAGCTTCGGCTGCGGCTCGCGCCGCTTCGGCCGCCTGAGTAGCGGCAGCCTGCGCCGCCGCTTGAGCTGCGGTCGCCGAAGCCAGAGACGCAATGGCGTCGCGGACGCTCAACACGGATTGATTGACCGTCAGCAGACCTTCGACCTGCTTGTTGAGCGCGGCGAGTTGCTGAGTGGCTGTGTCCACCTGGGTTTGAGCGAATTGCGTGGCCTGGTCCACAGCATTCTTGACCTGTTCCAGGTCCTTGAAGTACTGCTCGCTGCTAGCATAGTAATCCTTGCTGGCGTCCAGATAGTCCTGGCCGACCTGCTGAAGATCAGCCAAGGCCTTCTCATCGCCAGTGAGCGCCTTAGCACTGGTGGTCTCGAACAGAGACTTGGAGCGCTTGTAGCGTTCCTCAGGCGTCAGCAGCGCGGACGGTCCAGTTTCAAGGGTCTGGCGGAACGCCTTCAGGGTCTCCACAAAGCCTTCAAACTTCTCTTTGACCGCCGTGATGGCGTCAGCCTCACGCTCGTAGGCTTCCTGTAGCCGATCCCTGGCGTCCGTAACCTTGTCGCTCTCCTCAGAGAGACTGGCCATGTAATCCACAACAGAGGAGAACGCCGGGGCGATCTTCAGCAGTTGAGCATAGGTCTCAGCTCCCTTCTCCGTGGTCAGGTCCAGACCAAGAACCAGCTTCTTGAATTCCTCCTTGGTCTTGATAGTGCCGTATCCGAGCTTGCCCAGCTCGGTATACACAGCCGTGATCACCGGCTTCATGCGCTCATCAACGCTGAGGAAGCTCTCACCGAACTCCTGCGTCATGCTGACGAGTTCGTCCATGCCACCGGCGAGGTCGATCAGATACTGACGCGCCTTCAGGGAGGAGACACCCACAGCGCCGAACGTCTTGCCGATGGCGGACAGCGTGATGTCAAGCACCTGGTATTCGCGTGCCACCCTGGTGAGGGTCTCAAACGCTCCCTCACCGACCTTCTGCAGCTCCGTGATGAACGGCGCAGCCGTGGTGGCCATGTCGTCGGCCGCCTTGCTGAACACCGAGGCTAGGGCTTCCTCAATCTCCTCTCCGGTCATGTCCTTGAACGACAGCTTGCCCAGGTTCAGGGTCATGGCGTCGATCAAGCTCTGGGCTCCCTCCAGACCCAGGACCTTGGCAGCCTCCAGGACCCCGCCGCGCAGGCTGCTGATGACGTCCGTGATCTGGTCCTTCAGGTCGCCGTCCAGGGTATCAGTGAGGGTGCTGACCTTGGTCTTGTTGCTGTAGGTGATCCCAAAGGCTTTCTTCTTGGTCTGGGTGGCGATCTGCTGGTAAGTGTTCCCAGAGACGCCATTGGCCAAGATGTCCGACAACGTGCCGGAGTTGAAGTCAATCCCTTGATCTTGTAGCGTGGTCTTCTTGGTGGTGCCAAACAGCCCAGGTAACAGCACCGAGAACGGGTTGGCAATCTTGGTAAAGGTGCCGGGTCCTTGGCGTGTGGTGCCGAGATTGAGGTCTGAGGTGTCAAACGCACCGCCAGGTATTTGGAGCTGGCGAGCGATCAAGGCGGCCAGGGAGCTGATCTGCGTGTCGATAGACCGCAGGGCCTTCAGCATGCCATTGCTGTATTCAAGCTCCTTGTTTGTGTTCTTGGACACGGCGTCCAGGGCTCGCTGGATGCTCTCAGACTTGGCTGTGGGATCGCCCAGCACAGACCCGGCACCCTGAGCCTTCTGGCGATCCTCAGCGTCAGTGACCCCCTTCTGAGAGCCACCGCCGCTCAGGCCCTTAACTCCAACGCCTACCATGAAGGCGACAGCAGCAGCTGCGACGGGGAAGGCCCATGGGCCGAGAGCTGCGAAGATGCCCGCGATGCCCTCTGCGGCCTTCGCACTGGCACGAGCCGTGGAGCCTGCGACCACAGCCGTGGTCTGGGTGGTTTCGCTAGTGACCGTGGCCGCCGTCTCAGCCGTCTTGAAGAAGATGGATTTGACAGCCATGGCGAACTCAAACAGCCGGTAAGCCTTCTCAGCGCCTTCCAGCACCTTGTATGCCGCAGACTTCTCGCTGAAGAACTCCTTGGATGCACTCAGCATGTCGCCGTAGTGCTGAATCTCAGCATCGCGAGCGTCCTTGCTGAAGGCAGCCAGACGCCGGGCGTCATTGCCGCCTTGGTCGGTGTAAGCCTTCTGAGCGCGAGCGATCTCAGCTTGCTTGCGGTCGTAGGCCGTGAGCGTCGTGATCAGCTTGCCCACCGCCGAGCCAATCCGGCCGAACGAGCTGGTCAGGCCGGTGGCCATCTGGGAGGCAATAGCGTCGATGCGGCTGAGCGCGTCCACCTGGTAGTCCAGGCCCATGTTGTAGTTGAACGTAGCCTCGTTGAGTTTGACCTGCGCAGCGGCTGCGGCAATCCGAGACTGCACGAAGGCTTTGCCATCCGGGTCTGCGGTGGATTGACCGCGCTGCTTCAGCTCCTGCTCGGCCTGAAGTTGAGCAATGCTCTTGGCACGTTCCAGATTGGTAGCGGTCAGCAGGCTGACCTCGCGCTCCATCATCTGGATATTGTCGTTAGCCGCACGCGTACCAGCCAGGGTCTGTGACCTATCCAGCTCGGCGTTGTATTCCTTGGTGCTCTTGCGAAGCCCAGCGATCACGCCCAGCAGGACCTTCTTGGCATCACTTTCAGCTGCCGTCGCCTGAGCAATCAGCGGACGCAGAGCCGCCTCAAGCTGCATCTGCTCGTTGGCTTCTGCCTGAGTGGTGGTGCCGGCAGCCACGGCCGAGTTGGCAGCCTTCAAGGCAGTCGTCTTGAAGGTGATGTCCGACAGCTCCTTGGCTCCAGCAGCCGCAGCCTTGGCAGCATTGGCTTCCAGCTGGCGAGCCACGAAGGCGTCAATGTCACCCTTCTTGGTGATCGCTTTGCCAACCGCCTCAGTGGATGCTTGAGCCTTCAAGGCTGCCACATCGCTCACACCGTAGGCCTTGGCCAGCTCCAAGGTCGCTGCCGTGGTGGCTTCGACGGCCTGAGCCTCGCGGGCCAGTTGTTCAGCCCGGCGGGCCGCCGCACGCGCGGCCGACTCAGCCTTGTTTTCGGCCTTCGTCGCGTTCGGCGTGTAGCGCTTCATGATGGCTTCTTTGGTCTCCTTGATCTGCTGTGCGCTGGGCAGCAGAGCAGAGCCAGGATTGGCCTTCTTGAGCTTGGCAATGTCAGCCTCATAGGCTTGGACCTCACGACGCGCCCGCGCCGTGTTGTCTGCCATGTCGCCCCACTTGGTGGAAAGACGTTCAGCCGCACCCACACCTTCGGTCTGGGCCAGCGCCTTGGCCGACTTCTCGTCGGCCGCTGCGATCTTGGTCTTCAGCTCGGCTTCGCGCTTCAGCAGCTCTTGACGCACCGGAGCCAGCTGGTTGCCGATAGCCTTGGAACCTAGCTGCTCCTGGACCTTGGAAAGCTCCTGTTGAAGGCCCGCCGTGCCCTGTGCTCGTCCAAAGCTCTTCAGAGCATCAATGGCAGACGAGATGGCGTTGGTCACGCCCCGCCACGCCCGCTCCAGATACCCGAGGTTTTCTGGGCCGACCTTGCCCAGGTCCTCGTGGACCGCCTTCGCCAGGCTCAGCTGGGCTTCCGTCGTGCGGCCCTGCTCCTCAAGCAGGCGGATGTGCTCGTATTGAGCCGCCGTCAGGATGTGGTATTGCGAGTTGAAGTTGGACGCGAAGTCGCTGACCTTGTCCCCCATCTTGGAGAACAACGCAACGAACTCGTCAGCTGACCGGCCGGTGTACTGGCTCAGCTTCACGATATCCTCAGCCAGGAAGCGCATGGTCTCCCCGGTGAACTTGCCGGTGCTGGCAAGCTCCATGAGCACCTTGCGGGCGTTACCAATGCTGGTGTCCGTCGCGCGCGAGACGCTGACCGCCATATCATCAAATTGCTTCGCTGTGATCCCGGCGAAGTTGCCGGTGATGGCCAACGTGTTGTTGAGCTTGGCTGCCTCCTTGTTGCCAGACAGGAAGCTGCCCACCAGGACCCCGAACACAGTGGCCAGGGAGGCCACGAGCACCACGGTAGGACCGATCAGCCCAGCCAAGGCGCGCAGCGATCCGCCGACGCCACCCGGCCCCATCTGGAGGACCTGGAACACCTGACCGCCCTGCTGAGCCAGGATTTGGAAGGCAGACTGACCCGAGGCCAAGCCGGTGACAACGTCGTTGAGCTGGAACGACATCTGCCCCAGCATCTGAGTCGTCTTGCGACCGGACGTCGTGAGGTTGTCGTTGGCCTTCGCCGCCTTCGCGGTGTGCTCCCGCCATGCTAGGACGTGGCTGTTCAGGTCCTGCTGTGCGACGGCCTGGGCTTTCGCCGAAGCTGCAACCTGCGTGGCTCCTTTCGCAGCGTCCACTGAGGCCTTGTACTCAGCCTTGAGCGCCGTCTCGGCGTCGCGGATGCTGGCAGCCATCTCAGTGAAGGCACGACTGGTGCGCTGCGTGTTGGTCTCAAGCGTCTTCTCGGCTTGAGCTGTGGTGTTGGCTGAGGCAGCCACCTTCGTGGTGGCGTTCGCCAGCTCATTGGCCGACGCGGCCATATCAGTCAGGGACCGCTGGCCTTCGCCAGCGGTGCTGAAGTCCAGAGCGCGGTCCAGGACTGCCTTGAGGCGGTCTGCGGCCTTCTCGATGGCGCGCAGCTTCTGCTCGACCGCATCCCCGCCCTGCTTTGACTTGGCGGGATCAATCTCAACGACAATCCGATAATCAGTCACGCCGCGTCCCCAGAGTTACGCTCCAGGTCCTTGGGCGGTGGATTTTCGTGGTGCCACTTCCGCTCGGCTGCATCCAGCGTCTGGATGATGCCCCAAAGAAGGTCAACCACGTCACTGGCCAAAGACTTGTGTTCACCGTATAGCTGAACAGCTGTCCAAGGAATAGGCCCATCCATGGACCTGCAGGTGCTGAGGTCGTTGAATGCCTTCAGCCAGAAGACGTCATCTTCATCAATTGGTGGCTCGGCCAGATACCAGTCTGGGAGGTCCCGTTTCTTCGCGAGGGCAGCCTCAACACTGAAGCCGTCCCTCGCGAATTTGAGCTCCCAGCAGACCCGAGCGGCTAGCGCTCCCCCAGCGCCGTCCCGTCCACGGCGACCTTGACGAAGTTGGTGGGATCGGTCAGCCAGACCCGGAAGTCATCGAACACCCAGTCAGGCAGGGCGGCGAAGAACTCCATGCACTCGTCAGCGCTGAACTCCACATCGTTGCTGTCGATTTTCATCGACCAGCTCCGCACGCAGAAGTTTGCGATGATTTCCTTGTCCTCCTCACGGGAGGCCTTCACCGTGTCGGCGTTGGTGACCTTCACGCGCCGGGCACGTCGCACCGCCGCACGCCGCAGGCTCTCGTTCATGAAGGGCTTGTTGTCTTCGGTCGCCGGCAGGCAGAACAGCGTCGGCTGGTTTGGCAACATGTCGAAGTGGTAGGGCAGCGGCTTCTCGCCGTCAACGTTCAGGCCATCGGCCAACTTGCCGTACTTGCTCATTCGTTCAATCCTCAGGTTTCTCAGCCAGATACAGAAAAGGCCCCGCCGCTAAGCGGGGCCTCGCGCTTCTGTAGATTGCCCTACGCCGGCAGATAAGGGAAGAAGCTGGCGCTGAGGCTGTAGCCCAGCGCATCGTCCTTACGGGCCTGGAGCGTCGAGTTCAGCGTCACCGACTGGTTGACCGGGAAGGCGCGGTCACCACCGTCCAGCTCGCCGGACGGGATGTCGAAGTACACGCCGCCGTCGCCGTTCTTGATGCAGAAGTCCAGGCCGACCGTGGTGTTGCCACGGATGCGGGCCACGACCGCGCCGTTGGAGAACAACAGGGTGGATTGAATGTCCACTTCGAAGTTGCCGACGTTCATGTAGGCCGCGCCGAGCTTCCCCAGCACCTTCTCAGGCGAGACGTTGTTGGTCAACGTCAGGGTCATGGACTTGAAGTCCGTGGTCAGGCCTGACTCGTCAACGTCCTGGATGCGCAGCCGCGCCAGGTCCGTGGCCGAGGACAGCGCTGCCGTTGCCGTCTGCGATTGGGCGTTGCCCGAGTTGGTGGCGGGGGTGGCAGACGGCGACTGCGTATCCGTGCCCACGAAACCGAAGCTGGCCGTGGCCTTGTCCGTCAGGTTGATATTGAGCGTGATCGCGTCGGCGTAGTTGCCCAGCGCCTGCTCGTAGTTCGTGGCGCCACCGGTGCCCAGGTTCGGGCTGGTGAGCTGGAACTGCGTGGAGGTCTCCTGGTAGTCGGCATCACCCACGTCCACGTTGCGGCAGAACTCGCCGAACAGGATGTCAATGTCCTTGCCGGTGCCGGCGTCGGTGACGAAGGCTTGACCCTTCTTTTCCAGCGTCAGCTTGTTGGCCGCGATCACCCGGATGCGGGCGAAGCCGGTGTTGGCCGCGTTGGCGAACTGGTTGCCCACCGCAGCGCCGCCGACCCAGATGAACTGGCCGACGTACAGGCCGAGCGTGGTGAAGTCCAGAGCCGTGCTGATCAGGTTGCCCTGGGCATCGATCTGGAGGTCAGCGGTGGCGCCACGGACCCCGGCGATGCTGACCATGGCCGACTTGGTGGCAGCCACGGTCTCAGCCGTGAGGCCGGTAACCGCGATGGTGGTCGCCGCGTTGGCCACCGCACCGGTGATGACCTTCAGGCCGTTGTTAGCCGCGATGACGAAGCCGCGAGCATAGACCAGGGTCTTGGCAGCGCTGGCGCCGTAGGTGAACTTGGTGTTAGTGACGGCCGGAACCGTGTAGCCGCTGGAAGTCACCGCGCTCGGGATGTAGGTGGGCGGGCCAACGTACTTGGCGTAGAAGAACGCATCCAGGACGTCGCGCAGCTGCTCATACGTGGCGTCCGCTTCGAACTCCACGCCGCTGTTCAGGTCGGTGACGACGCCCTTCCGACGCTGGCGGGCCTTCTGGATCGGCGTCCGCGCAACGCGGCTGATCTGAGCCCCGAAGCGGTTGATGTTGTTCGGTTCCGCCTGCTTCCAGACAGGGGAGCCGCCGGGCAGGACGCCCAGAGAAGCCTCACGCGTGTACGCGAGACTGATGCTGTTGGTAGTAACGCGTGCCATGGGGTGGCTCCTCTATTTGATCTGGATATAGTCGAAGTTGGCTTGAATAGTCGAGCCCCACCAACGTCCATCTTCGACATTGCCGATTTCACGCGGTATGACGTCCTTGAAGCGGATGCTCGTGCCAGGGATCGTGCGACCTTCGAACAGAGCCTGACCGGCCACCATCAGAGTGTCAGCCAGCTTGGTGCCCTTATCAGGCAGCACAAAGACTTGAAGAAAGGCCGCAGCCTCCCTGTAGAACTTGCGATTACCTTGTTGCCCCAGCGTTTGCTGACCGGCATACAAGTGACGCACAGAGAGGCGCACCCAGCCATCAGCATCACCTTGATACTGCTCGTTGTCGAAGCGATACGGGCTGATGTCATTCCACTCGGCCAGGAACCGCTGGATGATGGCTGCCTTGACTTCAGGAAGCGTGCTGCTGTTGTCGCTCATCGTTGCGCTCGCTGCGCCACAGCCTGGATGATCGCGGCCTGGATGAAGGCCGCTGGTGCTTGGGCAGACCAGCCGTCATTCAAGCGCCGGATGTACGGAACGCCATTGGTGCAGAACACCGGGCCTTCCGCCATGGTGTAGGACGCCAGCTGCGCCTGAGCTGCCGCCGACTGCTGAGCTGCCCGAGCTACATCAGCCGGGGTGGCTTCGCTCGCCAGCGCCGGGACCGGCGGAGCAGGCACCCCGATGCTGGGCACCCAATTGGCGGCAGCCCAACCGGTCTTGCGAGGCGTGGTCTCGCGCAGGGTGGCTGTGATATCGAACGCCAGCCCAACCACCTCAGCCTCGGTATACCGGGCCAGGTCGCCGATGATGGCAGCTACCTGGTCCGCCATGCCCTACTCCTGCGGAGGATCGGCCGGAGCTTCGGAAGTGGTCTCCGGCTGCGTCTCGGCGGTCGGCTGCGTCTCCGGCTGCTCCGTCTGCTCCGGTGCATCCTCGGTGGCTTCCGGCTGCGTCCCGGCTGGCTTCGGAGCGTCGGCCAGCATCTCGGCTTGGCGAGCCTCAGCAGCGGCCTTACCGCGCACCTTCTGCATCTTGGAAACGTCCCACGACGGGGTGAGCTGGTAGAAGCCCGCGCCGGTGTGGACCATCTCGACCGAATGGACGGGACCAGCATCAAGCGCCGCCGCAGCCGCCTCCACTTCAGCGACGTCCACGATGGGGTCACCCGCCATGTCGTCCTGCGTGGGGCTGGGGCGGTAGTCCTTGGCGTACACGGCGCGCCCAGAGGTCCAGAGCCTCAGCTTGTTGCCGACACCCAGGTCATCCGGGATGGGATCGCCAGGGTTGAGGTCCGTGCCGTTGAACAGCAGGACCTTGCGGGCCACCAAAGGCTCATCCTTGAGGAAGTAGCGGGGCGACAGGCGACGGTCCACAGGCAGGCCTCATTGTCAGTTTCTGACGCCTCAGGCCCGGACTGAACTAGCCAGCCGGGCCTTCGGCGACACAGGCTCTGGCGAACCTGTTAGGCGATGATGCCGTTGAAGAAGTAGCCGAGGTCAGCGCCGACCAGCTTCTGGTCATACGCCGCTTCGATCTCCACCCGGTCGGAAGCCAGGTGTTCCATGCGGAACTTCTTCATGCGGGCACCTTGCTGGGTGGCGGCCAGGTAGCCGGTCCAGCTGAAGGTGTAGCCGGCAGAGGGGGTCAGCACGGACGGGGTGGGGTTGGCGTAGTACAGCCCCGCGTGCTTGCCGCCGATGAAGGCGTTGGTCTCGGTGTCGGTCGTGCCCTTCTTTTTGGCGCTGTTGTAGATGGCGTCCATGACCACCACTTCGTCCAGCTCCAGGATCGCGGCGATGGCGGCGCGGTTGGCCATGGCGGCCCCTTGCGTCTGACCACGGTCCATCCGGGCGATGAAGTCCGGGTGGTCCACGAGCACATCGAACACCGGGCGGCCGAGGACCAGCTTGTTCGGCCGGAAGCCGGTGCGCTCCTGCATCTTGGTCATGCCTTGGCGCATGTCCTCGATGGGGTTGCTGGCGCCATCGTTCCACCGCAGCTTGTCGTTGGACGACAGGTTGGTGGGATCGAAGCTGCCGGCCGCCGTGGCGCCGCTGTCAACGCCGTCAGCCTGGAAGGTCCAGACGCCGGTGGTGAAGTAGCGGGCAGCCCAGCGACGCTCGCGGTTGAGCCGGAACTTGTGCGACAGGAACATGGTCGCGTCGCGGTCCAGGTTCAGCGGATCGTCGGCGTTGCCGCGCAGCTGGTCCGGGATGTCCTTGTGGAGGGCCTTGACCGGAGCGTAGTAGGCGTTGGTGCCCAGCTCGTAGCCGCTGCCGGCGCTCTCCGCGCCAGGGGCGCGCTCCTCCATCTCGTCACGGTTCCAGTCATCCCGGTCGTATTCGAAGTAGGCGTCAGCCTGCTTGGTGACCGGGATGTTCGGGAACACCTTGTCGGCGACAAAGGCGCTTTCCGGCTGCATGTAGCCGACCAGGATGTTGGTCAGCGGCCGGGAGACGTGGACGTCACCGGGCGTCGGGCTGATATAGGGCATTCTCGTCTCCTTGGGCTACGCCCGGTGGGGTTACAGATCAGGTCTCAGCTGGTCCAGGCCTTACGGCACCAGGCCCGCGTAGCCCACGAATTCGATGGCGATGACCTCGCCCACAGCGCCGGTCTCCAGCGCATAGGCCACGATCACGTCGCCGGTTGCGTCGGCCAGGTAGCCAGCGCCGTCCACCTCGGTGGAGTTGCCGCCGACGCGGATGGCCTGGCCGGGAGCCGTGACCGCCTCGCCCAGCTCGATCAGCGCCTGGCAACCGTCCGGCAGCACCATGGTGCTGGAGCAGACCGCGCTCTTGACGTTCTGGTCCGTCTTCATGCCCAGGATGCCGCGAGCAGCAGCACCGTTGGCGCCAGGGACGTGAGTGATCACTTCCTTGAACGCACCGGAAGTCTTCCAGGTGCAGAAGCGGAACGGCAGGGCCGCACCCACGCCGCTGGAGTCATTGGTGACCGCCACCGTGATGGAGCGGCAGGCCTCGTAAGTCGCGGACATGATTGTCTCCTGATCCGGTGGCTATCTTCTGACACCTTAGGCCCGGACTGCCTGCGCAGCCGGGCCAGAAGGCTGGGCGTTGAGCCCTGAGTGGTTAGGCGAGCGCCTTGTACAGCGCCCGGCCTTCGTCGGTGTCGAGCACGGCACTGTACGCCTTGGCAAAGTCCACCTTCGTCGCCGTCGCGTGGGCCTTGGCCAGCTCGTCCAGCTTGGCTTCCGCCTCAGCCTTGGACATCTTGGTCGGGTCCGTCTCGTCCTTGTCGTCCGCACCACCGGTGCGGCCGTTCTTCGCGAAGGCTCCACCCATCGCCGCGTTGGCGGCGCGCAGGCTCTTCATGACTTCGTCGCGGGTCTTCTGGTCAGCGATGCCGTCCACGGCCTTCAGCAGGGCCTTGCGGGTGTCGATGTCACCGGCCATCTTGCTGATGTCGGTCTCAGCGCGCTTGGCCAGGTCCTGGTCCGTGCGGGCCGCCTTCTCCACCAGCAGGTCCTTGCGGAGCTGGTCGTTGGACTTCGCGAGCTGGACCACCAGATCACCGGCCGACTTGCGGATGTCGGTACCGTCCAGCGTGGTGTAGACCACCGGGTCATCGCCCTTGGTCAGGGCGATGGCGGCGTCACGGCCGGAGGCGTCCTTGGCCAGGAAGGCGTCCTTGGCGGCGTCGTCGGACAGGCTGTCGTAGTGGGCCTTGTGGATGGCCGACAGCGCGATGATCTTGTCCGACTTCTCCAGACGGGCGATCAGCGCCGGGTCGGTGGCCGGAGCCGCCTTGCTGATGGACTGCGGCACCACGTCCAGCGCGTTCAGCGTGGTCGCGGCCTTCATGATCTCAGCTTGGTTGGCCGTGGCATAGGCCGGGTCCGTCAGGGACTTGGCGATGGCGGCCAGCAGTTCTTCGCGGGTCTTGAACATGGGGGTCTCCGGCTCCTTGGGCGGTTCAGCCCGCTTCATCAGTTGAACAGTTGCGCCGGGCTGAGCCGGACGGTCCACGCCGCTGATCTCGCTGAGCTTCAGCTTGGTGATACGATGCTTGGCCATCAGGCAACCTCTTCAAGGTTGCCGACGCCGCCGATGCTGAAACCCTTGTATTCGCCGGAGACGAACTTGGCCAGCAGCGCCGCATCGGGCTTCATGGCGATCATCAGTCCGGTCTTGGGCGGGTCAGGCAGGCCGAAGGTCTTGGCGATCTCACCGGTCAGGGGGAACATGAAGGCGATCTCGCCAGTGATGTCGTCGCCCCGGTCGGACTTGCCGTGCATGTCCTTGGCCACACGGCTGTTCACGGCGAAGTCAGTGGCAGCCTCCAGCATCACGTCCTCGGGGATGTGGTGATCCTGAAGGTCGTAGTGGTCCTGACCGTTCTCCTTGCAGACGATGGCGAAGCCGAAGACAAGACCAAGGGTCTCATCGGCTTTCAGCACTTCGACTGAGGAAAGGACGTCAGGCACAGGCGCATCGCAGCTTGGACGTTGGCGATGCTATGAGCCAACTGAATGATGAGCTGATCGTCTACTGTACCTTGATCCGTCTCGTCAAGAGGCACCGGCATTGAATTACTTCCTCAGCTGGTGCATTCGGATCGCCGGGATACCTGATATCACCATTCTTGGTCTGAAACGGGACACCGAACGGACGTGTCTGACCGTTGAGATTATGGTGGGTATCACGCTCATGACCATCAAGGTGGGTGCTCCACTTTGATATCAAGTTATCAGGGCTGAGCATGCCTTGATCAATCGCTTGATTGTAGGCTTCCTCTGTGCCTTCGTGTACAGCCCGAAGGGCCTGCGTCCGCGCGATTACCTCAGCCCGATACTTGACATATCGCTCGCTGTAGCGCTGGACCATGCGGTCGATTTGCGTGGGTGTCAGAGGTTGCCCGCGACGGATGGCTGCTTCAACTGTGCGGTCGAAGCGGCCATCACGCAGCGCGCGGCTGAGAGCCTCACGCTGGTCCCCCACGGAAAGGTTGGCGTCCCCAGCTTGCTCAAGGAGACGCCTGTAATTGAGCACGGCCCCGGCTTGACTGTCAGTGAGCCCAACGACATCGCGGAAGTTGCGTGCCTGGTCAATAGGGTTCAGCCCAGCCTGGACGCCGTTCATCAGCACCCTGTGGACGGCCAGCTGCTGGTCAGCCGTAAAGCCCCGGATCAGGTCCAGCTGCGTCTGCTGCATAGCAGCTAGCGCGCGGGTGTTGATTACATCGAAGGCTACACGGCCGACATCGGCAGCGGTCAGAAACGCCGCCGTGTCCACCCCGGCAGAGATAAACGTGAGCGTCGATGCTTGCGCAAGTTGTTCAGAGACGCCTTTAACGATGTCCAGAGCTTCATAGTAGCGACCTTGCTCCAGTAGTTCAGCGATCAGCTCAAGATCAAGATTGGCCTTGAGTTGCTCAATAGCAGTCGTGAAGATGCGCGATATGCGCGCCTCTCCTTGAGAGAGCAGCGCGCGGATGCGTTCTTCAGGATCGACAACATCAGGCACTGGCAGCCGTCCGGTCACGACACTGGATCGTGAAGGTGGAGCCAGCCGGGTCTGAGCCCACCAAGCGCACAGCGGTCAAGGACGTCTGTGCGTTGCGGCCAGCGTCGAATATGGTGATAACGTCCTCAGCCTGGGGCACCAGGTCCACCTTCATGATCAACGCCTTACGGTCCCCAGCGAGCACCAGCGTACCGTCCACCTCGTTGTTCTCATAGTCCACCCAGATGCCCTTACAAGGGTGGTCGGCGGGGTCCCGCACTAGGCCGCCAGTGGGGTCGCCCGGATCACGGGTGCCTTCGCTAAGGCGCGTGATCTTGGCGTCATACAGGCCAGTGGCCACGTGTTTGTCAAGGATCGCCTTGATGTCAACGCCGAACAGCTTGGCCATCTAGACCACCGTACACTCGAATTGGTGCCAGCCAGCGTTGATCCGACAACTGTCACACCACACCTTGCCATAGAAGGTGGGATCGCGCCGGATACGCTCCTTGAAGTGGTCGTGAATCACGTAGGTTCGGCCACAGGCCTTGTGCCTAAGATCGTAGGGACCGCCTTGGACCTCAACAACCGTGTAGTTGTACGATGTGTTGCGGTTGCGAGTCAGGTGTCCACCCCAGTGCCCCCCTTGGGCAGCCCTCAATACATTCTCACCGTTGTGACCGTGGCGGGCATCATCCCTGTGGGCTTCGATCAACGGATCAGCGTCATCCAGCGCCTTCGCAGCTCGCTGGATCAGGGCCTCCACACGCTCACGGGTCTGTGGGGTCCACTTGATCGTGGTCACGTCGTCGGTCATGTCATGGCAGGCTTCGATCAGCGCCGTGGTCACGTCGATCACCTCTTGGATGATCGGGTGGTCTGATTTCAACTTCAGGATGTCAGTACCGAACCGCCGGAGGTCATTGAGCTTCACCCATGCTTTGCCCTCGCTGATACGACCAGCTTGGACGTCGCAGCGGTTGAGGAAATTGTGTACGTAGGCGAAGGCTGCGTGCCCATGGAACAGAATGCATGCCGGGCACGGCTCGCTCTGATCATACGGCGGGTTGTACAGGCGCTGAGGTTGCATGGTTGGGCTCATTGGTAGATGTCCGGCTTGTATTCGTTGCAGTCGAAGCGCGAGGGGAAGTCCGTGCCGCCAGCGTAGCCGTACAGGCCTTCCACTGTGGCTCCGCTGCCAAGCAACGCGCTGATGAGGTCGAAGGCAGCCTGCGGCAGAGGCGTGCCGTCCACCGGCCTGAAGAACTCGACCTTGGCAGGACCAGCCCCCGCGCTCTTGATGTTGGACGCAGACGACGGATTGCTGAACAGGTCAGGCTGCGTCAGCATGTCCGCCGCAAGGAGCGCGCAGGCCTGAGAAACTGCCGCAGGAGCAGTCTCGTCAGTCGGGGGTGCCGTCCCTGCAGCCCACTTCAGCCGTTGCAGCAGGCGCGTGGCGCTAGCCAGTCCGCGACCCTTCTCGTCAGCTGACCGGGCTGCCCAGGCCGCGAACCGCTCCACGTCCGCCAGCAAATAGGTGGATGCGTCAGTCACGGTGATGTAGGAAGGGAACTGCGTGGCAGCGACGGTGACAGTGATAGCGGTCATTTGGCCCCAGCCTCTCCAGACTTGACGTCTTTGCCCTTGCCCTTGGACTTGTCGTCCGCAGGCGGTTTGCCCATGGCAGCCTGGGCCTTCGCCGTCAGGGCCTCCAGCTCAGCGCCGGTCTTGAGGGCTGCGTTCTCCATCTCCCGGTCCAGCATCTCCTGGGGCGTGCGCGACAGCCCAAGCAGGTCACGCATCTCACCAATCGCCGGATCGTCGGGCGGCAGGACCGCTCCGGCCGCAGCCATGTCCTTCAGCGTCGTCGCCATCATGGCCACATCCTTGAATTGGACATCTTCGGTCTTGAGCTTGGGCCACAGCTCCTTGGGAATGCCGTTGAGCGTACACAACGCCCCCACGAAGTCCCGGTTGTAGGCATCCCGGATGTCGTTCTGGCACGACGTCACGGTCATGTAGAAGTCCGTCACCTTCATGGTGCCGAGTGCTAGGGAGCCGGTGCCATCACTGCCGAGCAGCAGGTGGTCAGTCCCGAGGACAGTGGCCAGCTCCCGGTTGAGTCGATTGATGGCGTTGGCCACCTCGCCTTGGCCGGACGCGTCACCCTGGAGCAGGCTGACGTCCCACATCTTCTCATTGGATGGTGCTTGCTTGTCATCCGTCGTGATGAAGGTGGCGCTGTCCATCAGCAACCCGGACTTCTCATTGCGGATGTGGTTGCCGAGGAACCGGGTCAACGGCCCAAGGAGCTTGGTGGCCTCAGGCGCGGTCAGCTTGCCTTGGCGCTCCATCTCCCGCAGCTGCGTCAGTGGCGCGCGGGCGATGGGAATGCCACGCAGGTCTGTCTCATAGCCGACCTGCTCAAGCTCCTCGTACGCTGTGAGGCGTTCCACGGTCTTGACAAGGTGACGCAGGATGCCCAGGCCCTCAGGGCTGTCATTGAGCGAGTCATCCACCAGGTGGATGATCTTCTTGCGCGGCAGGTAAATCTCACCGGCCGCCAACTCCGGCAGCTGCCAGCACCCGAGGACTGACCCGTTGTCGTCCAAGTCCCAACGTTCGATGGTAGATTGGGGCCGTGCCTCCACGTCCAGCATGCCGAGCTTGCCGTCAACGTCGCGGCGCTTGGCGGTCCACTCCTGGATGCTGAAGCCGAAGTAGCGGAACATGGCAGCCCGGCGGATGACCTTCGACCAGGGGGTGGTCATGTCGCACATACATGACTCAATGAAATCCGCGACTTCTTTCGCGCCGTTGAGCTCTTTGCCCTGGCTATCGGTCGCAGGCTCCACGCTCCAGGAGGACTTGCCGAGGATGTTGAGGAAGTAGCGGGTGCCAGCGGCCACGATGGACGTGTTGGCCAGGATGTCGCTGTAGGTGCGGTACTTGGCCTTGCCAGCGATGGAGGGGGAGCGCTCACGCTCAACCAGGTATCCACCGTAGGCCGTGGCCCCGCCCTTACCGGCTGTCACTGTGGGAGCGACGGCCTTGCGGCCAGGGCTGACGGCCTTCAGAATGTTGGTGAAAAGGCCGTCAGCCATACCGAGGCTCCTCAAATCAGACGAGCAGCCTTACCCTGAACGATGGCGGATCGTCTAGGGAACAGGACCTGATGCTAGCAGGCCGGATCAACGATGCTGGGGCGATTGGCGCCAGCTTCCACTATGTTGCCGCAGCGCTTCACGTAGGTGGAGCGCTCGGTGTTGATGCTGGTCCGCCACTGAGCAAGCGGCAGCGTCGCCACGCGATTGTTGGTGAGCTGGCATTGGCGGCAGTCATACAGGGCGATGCCCTGCGGATAGCTGCCCAGCACGTAGTTGTCGCTCACCGTGATCCGGTCGAAGCCGCCATCATCCACGCCGTCCCGGACGTGATTGAAGCCGCTGAACCCCTGGCTGTCGCCAAAGGAGCTGTTGAACCGGATCGTGATGTCGGCCACCGGCGGGAAGGTCGGACGGCTGTACATCTGGATGCAGTCGGGGTGTTCCAGGCTGGTGATGCGCGTGCCGTCGCAGACGTTCCGCTCGATCAGGCCCTTGTTGCTGCCTGGGCCAACGTTCACGCCATCCGACCGCATCGTGGTGAAGCGATTGCCCGCAATCCTGAAGTCGTGCGAGCCGTTGTCCATCACGATGCCGATCTTGAAGCCGTGGAACACGTTGTTGGTGATCGACATGTTGGCCGTGGCGTTGGACCGCAGCCCGTAGCCGTCGCCCTTGGCCCCCATCACACCGGCAATGCTGACCTCCGGTCCCTTGAGGAAGGCACCATTGAGGCTGAAGCCGGAGCCACCCGTGAGGATGATGGCATAGTTGTAGCAGTTCGTCAGAGCGCCGGGCACGCAGCCGTTGAGGAATGTGCCGCCCGTCACCTTGAAGTTGTTGACGTTCTTGAGGCTCATGCCGTTGATAGTGGAGCCGCGAGCGTCCACGGTCACGCTGGTGAAGGGGCGATCCTGGAGGACGATGGCGCTGTATGTCCCAGGAGCCAGGATGACAGTGTCACCGTCCTTGACAGCAGCCCAGGCCGTCCTGGTCGCTGTCTCAGGCGTGAAGTTGAGCGTTGCAGCGAGCGCAGGCGCTGCTAACAGGGTGAGCAGGAAGGCGAGCAGAAGTCGCATGTGGTCTCCTTACGAGGCGAGGTCGAAGGCACCGGGGCACCCGTTGCCGTTCGTCGCTCTCGTAGTCCCGCTCAGGTCTTCAGGGAAGCACTGATCAGTGGCACTGATCATCCCCTTGTGCGGCGAGAGGCTGGTGGGGTGGTAGTCCCCGCCACCTGCCTTCGCACCGCTCGGTGCCGACCAGGACTGATCGTTGACCCATTTGGGATCAAGGTTGACGCCGGTCAGCGTGGTGGCCTCGAACACCTCGCCTGCGTTGTTGCCTGGACCAGCCACGTTGTTGAAGCTGCCAGCCCCAAACAGCGCATTCTTGTAGCGGTCCACGCTGTGGATGGAGTGCCAGTTGCCCACGCGGAAGCGGTTCATGCGAGGTGTGGCACTGTCGTACAGGTCCGACTTCGCGTTGCGGTCCATGTAGGCGTTGCAGCGGTCGATCACGCGCTTTTGGACGCAGCCGAGGGCGCTGGGCGAGGTCTCGTTGATCGCCCCGTTGGAGGCCACGCTGTTCTCGTTGTACACGAGGTTGATGCCTTCACCAGCGTAGGTGTTCCAGAGGTGGTACAGGAGCGGGATCGGCCGGATGGTGCCGTCAGCTGACAGCTCGCCGCCCTTCGAACTCGCGACGCCAGCATTGCTGTACACCTCAACGAAGTTCATCATCCAGCAGCCTGCGCGAGCGAGGTCACCCGTGGTGCCGGTCTGGTTGAAGTCCTTGGGCGTGGCCTTACACGTCGGGAAGCTGTTGAAGGCACGCATGCTCGTCTGGAGCTGAGGTCCAGGAAGCGTTGTACTGCCCGTCCCCTCAGCGCAGTAGTACTGCGACGGGTTGAACATGTTGGCGCCGTTGCTGAAGATGATCCCAACAACGTTGACCGCGACCGTGGTGCAGTTGGACGACTGCCCGGTCAGGTTGCTGGCGCTCATGGTGCCGCCCGCAACCAGCTTGATGTTGCTGAATGCGTCGATGCCCAGAGCCGGGCCACAGCCGTCGAAGATGCAGTTGGTGAACCACATCAGGCCCATGCGAGCCATACAGCGCTGTTGACTGGTCCCCGCGCCGGTGAGCTTGCAGCCTTCGAACCACGTCTCAAAGTTGTACTCAGAGGCGTTCGAAGGCGCGAGCGACTGATTGTCCAGCGCCGCCGTGGTGGTGTTGCCTTGGATCGTGACTTCCACGAACTTGACACGGCGACCACCGGTCTTGAGCGAGGTTGAGGCCGCAGGCGTGATGACCACATCCGCATAGGAGGACGTGGTGGACGGGTGGCGCTGGATGATCATCCAGGTGTCGCCCTTGGTGCCAGAGCTCATGTTGCTCGTGGTGCCGTGGTACCCGACGTAGGTGCCGCTCTTGAGGTAGATGACAATGTTGCCGGTGTCGTTCTTGTTGCGACCGCCCGAACCGGTTGCCAGAGCGCTCTTGGTCAGGGCCGCGACCTTGGCCGCGCTGATCGTCGCGAACGGCGAGGCGTCGGCTGTGGCCTGGGTCAGGCTCGCCACCCCGGTGCCATCGTTGCCTGACGTCGGGTCCACGGTGGCATACATGGGAGCCCAGGCCGCCGAGGCATCCTTGCGGAACGGGATGCGCTTGGTGTTGTTCGTGGGCGCACCACCCGCCTGCGTCGGGATCGCGAGGCCATAGCCGTGCGTGTTGGACAGGAACGAAGCGCCCCGGAACGGGAACACATCGTACTCCAGCCCGTACCAACCATCAGAAAGGCTGCTGATGTCGATGGTCTGGCCGAACACCTGCACGATGTTGCCAGCCGTGCTGATCGTGGAGCGGACCATGCTCGTGACTTTGGCAGGCGTCAGCACCGTGTTGCCGTTGGACAGGTCGATCACGCGGAACTGGACGCAAGCGGCCATGCGGCCTGACTGGCCAAAGGGATGCCCAACGACAAGCTCCGCACGCAGGCTGGAGGTCACACGCTGGTAGGGCTGCGTCAGCTCGGTGATGACCGGCTGGTATTGGGCTATGGTGCTGTTGTTGGTCTTGGTGATGATGTTGACGTTGCCAGCACGGCTCGCGCCGTACAGGTTGGCCGACGCATTGACAGCCGTGATCGTCTCACCGGCATGGATCGTCTGGTCAAGCACCACGTAGATTTCAGCATCAGCCCCGTTCTGGATTTCCATCTTGGGGAGGGTGAAGCCGCCGCTGGCCGAGCCGATGCACTCCCAGCTCACGCCACCGTCCGTGACCACCTGGCCAACCGTGGTGTGCGTGGGGGCGGTGGCGCCGCAAGTCCCGGCCGTCGTGGCCCGGTAGAACTTGGTGGAGCCGCTGAAGTCCCGGATGCGGCGATCATTGATGGCCACCACTTCACCGGTGGTCCAGTCGGGGTCAACCGGGAGGCGCAGGGCAATGGTCGGCTTGACAGTGCGTGACGGCGTAGTCGCACCGCCGGTGCTGTCGAAGCCCGCACCCTGGACCGTGAGCGTCAGCTTGGTCGGATCGAAGGTCTGCCCGATGGACATGCCCTTGAACACCAGCTTCAGGCCGTAGCCGTTGAGGTTCACCAGGTTCGTGGGGCTCGTGACAACCGGCGTGGCGTCCATGACCGTGACGGACAGCAGGTCGTTGTTGACAGCGCCGACTGCGGTGCTGATGGAGAACGTGTCGCTGGTGGTGCCGATGTTGAGCACCACGTCCACGGTCGTGTCAGGATCGGTGCTGGAGTTGCGTCGCACCGAGAACTGATCTCCGTTGACAGCCGTTCCGGCCGACGAGGTGTAGGCTCCACCGTTCTTGCTGTACGTGCCCCCGGTGACCGTGACCGCAGCCGTGCCATTGATGCCGGTGACGGTGATCGTGTTCGAGGTGTATTGCGTGTTGAGGGTGGCGCCCGTGACGTCGTTGAAATGGTAGGGGTCGGGCAGCACGTCAATCTGCCCTGAGACCTTTCCACCAAGCTGGCCGAGCCGTCCGAGGGAACCGGGACCTTTGCGCATGGCGGATGATCCTTACAGGACGCCGCAGGGAGTGATATACAGCGTGCCAGAGCCACTGAGGGCAGCGGCGGCGATCTTGTCTTCACCCCGCTTGACCTGGATGAAGTGGCGCTCGCCGGCAGCCAGCACGAAGTTGTAGGCTGCGCCGGTGTCAGGGGTCGGCCCCCGAGCGATCTTCATGTCAGCGCCCATGGCGTGGAGCATGACTTCATCAGCGTCGATCACGGCGCTGGTGGGAGTGCTGGAGGTGGTGATGGCCAGCGCCTCTTGGATGTTTCCATACAGACGGGTGCCAGCTTCATAGGGATCGAACACAGACGACGCTCCTGGATTGGACAAGCGCCGAGCAATGCTATGAGCCCGGTGAACATCGCACCCTTACTGCGGACCTCAGCCCAGAGGCAAGGCGGTTCACAGCCTCTGGGCGTTGGTCGGTCAGCCGAAGGCTCCAAGCGCCCTGTCAAGAGCGGATTGGTTTTCTTCGCTCGGCATTGATCCGGCTTTCACCTCTCGCGGACCCTCGGGCACCTGCGTGGTCGGCACGCTGATGAGGCGCTGATAGGCGCGGCTGGCGGCGTCCACCTGGTCCTTGTATGCGCCCCTAGGGAACGTGGCAAGCTCGTTGAGGAAGGCGTCATTCCACGGCCCCTTGACGATCTTGACGTTGCCATTGTTCCACTGCGAGGCGAGGGGGATGGCGCGGTCAGCCTTGTCGCCTGACTCAGGCGTGATGCTGAACTTGCGGCCGTCCAGGGCCTTGCCGAGGTGAGCCTTCTGCGACTTGCCGGCCGAGCCGGGGTCTTGGGGCAGGTCCTGGTGCACGCCAAAGTCGTCATCGCGAGCGGTGTCAACGATGTGTTGCTCAGCCGCTTCGATCTCAGCCCTGACCCTGGTGACGTGCTTCACCACGTAGCCGCCGGTGGGCGTCTTGCCAAGCATCACGCTGGCTGTGTAGGGGCTGGTCTTGCGCGTGGAACCGGCGATGTCCCAGCCTCGCACCCATTCGCAGTTGGCAGGGGCGAACTCCAAAGGCTCACCGCACGCATCCCGCTTGAACATGCCGCCGCCACGAGGCGCGGGGCGCTGCTGCAGCTGACCAGCAACAGCGTAGTCGCCGCCCCATGAGCTGAGCGTGCGCTTGAGGTCCGCGACCCCCTTGGCAGTGAAGCGCTCAGGGAACAGCAGCTCATCCTCGACCGTGCGGGGGTCAGTGAAGGTCAGCTCCTCCGGCTGCGCAGGATCAGCGCCCGCTGGTCGCAGGACCGTGTGGCAGCGTCGGCTGGGTTCGAACTCCATGGGCAGCTCTAGGTGCACGTAGGGCAGCCCCTCGGCCAGGATCAGGCCGGACACGTCCCGCTCGTGGACGCGCTGCATGATCACCACGAAGGCTGACTCATCCAGATCGTTCACGCGTGAGGGGACAACTTCGGTGAACCACTGCGCCTTGCTGTCAAGATCCACCTCGCTCTCAGCGGTCTTGACGTTGTGGGGGTCGTCGATGATGAACCTGTCGCCCCGCTCGCCGGTCGCTGTACCGCCGACCGAGGTGGCAATGCGGAAGCCCCTGTGGTCGTTCTCATACTTCACCTTGGCGTTCTGGTCGCTTGCCATGGCGAAGCGATCACCCCAGAGGTGTTGATACATGTCGCTTTCGATCAGCTGTCGAGCCCGGCGGTTGTCCCGGATCGTCAGTGACTCGCTGTACGAGGCTGACACGTAGCGCAGGAAGGGCTGGTTGCGTGGCCCCCACTCCCAGCTGGGCCAGATCACCTGCGTGAGCAGCGACTTCATCATGCCCGGCGGGACGTTGATGAGGAGCTTCTTGATGTGGCCGTAGCTGACCGCCTCAAGGTGGTCGCAGATCGCCCGGATCGCCCAACCATCCTTCATCTCGCGGCCAGGCTCCAGGACGGGCCACATCATCTTGGCGTAGTCGATCAACGACGCCTCTGCGATGTCCTGGTTGAGCAGCGCCAAGGCCTTCTGCGCATCGCTGAGGGCATGCGTGACCTTGGTGTGGATCGCGAGCCGAGCGCGCTCCTCCGGTGGCATGGGGCCGCGCCCCTGCTTGGTCTTGCCGATCAGGTGGTGGCGTCCGTTGTGGGGGTCCTTGAAGGTCATTGCTCGCCGTCCTTGAGCGGCACGATGCGGAACCGTTCTCCAGTGGGCAACGTAGCAACCAAACCGCGCAGCTTGGTGCCCTTTGGGAACCGGATCGCTGCCATGATTGCTGCTAGGCGCACTGCGTCCTCAATCCACTCGTCATTGGGCCGTTCAAACATCGCTGTGATCCTCCAGCTTCTGCTGCGAGATGACCTGATGCTGCTCAGCGGCCTTGACGCGTTGAGCTTCCAGGTCCTCCATGATGATGTCCCGGATGCGCTTCTTGGCGTCCAGGCTGAGCTGCTTGAAAACGTCCAGGCCGCCGCCGAGCTGACCCTGGTGATTGACCGTGATCTCGCTCTTGTTGGCGAACTCAGGATGGAGCTTGGTCGCCATGAGCTCAAGCAGCCGGTCGGACTTCTTTTGAACGTACCCGACCACCTTGCCCATGTGGAACACCGGCTCGTTCCAGCCGTCCACGGCCCGGCTGCGCACCTCAGTCTTCACGCTCTCAAGGAACTTGGCGTAGGACTCATCCCACAGCTCTTGCCACTCAAGATCGCCGATAGCCGCTTGCGCGTTGATGGCGTCCATCACGCCGCCATACTTGACGCCGGACAGCTCACAGCTCTTGTACTTCGCCCCTGTGAGCTCAAGGTTGGTGCATATCTCCTGGAACAACGCCCAAGTGATCTTCACCCTGCTCTCGTCTGGCCGCTTTGCCATGTGTCGTCCCTAAACGTTGGTAGCAATGAGGCTCCGCGCCCGCATGCTAATTGAGTCATGAGTTGGAGGGGAGTGGTGTTTCATTGCCCAGAACACGCGCTCACCATTCTCAGCCTACTTAGGTTCGTACTTAACGCTGACAATTGAACGTAAGTACACTGAATGCCATCATAAAACACACATAAATATATGTTTCTCTTTACGTTAGTTAAGTAGAGATTGATATACTTATGTTCTTGTGGGCTATCGGTGCCGGAGCTAGGGAATTCCCTGTCTCGGAATACCCGAGTACCCACGAGCGTGTCAAGTAAGGTAAGAAAGCCTGGGCAACGCAGCATAATACAACGCTTACCTTTATAGCACTCGTTAAGCCAAAAGTCGCCGTTCGCTTAATAACGTGGCCGAATGCCCATGATCCGGGGGTTTAGGCACCTCCACTCGTATCCCCAATCAAGGTTGGTCGCCCACCCGAGCTTCCGGCTGCTCACTAGCCAGTCCGGCATATTGAGCTTGGCCCTCAGCTTGTGGATCATTTGATGGAGAGTGTTCGCCGGGTTCGATGGTCGCGGTCTCCCGGCCCAAAGCCCAGCAATCAGGTCCTCCTTGCTGATGTATCGCAAGTGGTGAGAGCTGGATAGGCTCGCGAGGTGTCGAGCCATGATGAGCTCAATGAGCTCGCCTTCCATGGGCGTCACGTCCACGACCCTTGGATATTGTCCGATGAATATGTGGACCTTGGAACAAGTGAGCTTTCGCAAGTCGATGTCTCCGCAAGATGCGGCTCTTACATAACTCGCAAAGGATAATGGCGCTTCACTTATTAAGTGACCTATCCCCGCACAAGAAAAAGCCCCCACCGCTTCACAGCAGCAGGGGCCTAGTCAGGGAGGAAACGCTCAGGGGTGAGCCTGAGCACATCGCCCAGGTAACATCGCCCAGGACAGGCTGCCCGTCTACTTAGGAGGATTGTCCAGCCGGGGGCCGATGTCTGCTAGTACAACCCCAGCCAGACCGCCTGTATGGCCGAGCAACCACCAGCTGCCATCTGTTTCAAGCTCAGCAGGTTGCCAACCCTCGCCTTTAACACGCTTCACCCAATAGAACCCCGGCTCCCGCTTCGGAGGAGGATCAAGGAAGTCAGCCGCGTCCAGGAACATCTGCGCAGCTGGTGCGCCAACACGCGCAGACATACCTCTCAAGGCTTCAGCCAATGAGACAGCCTCCACCGACCTCGGCAGCCCCTCCACCATCCAACGCACCATCTCGGTCGCCTGCGTCGCGGTGAACAGGTTCGTCCCGTTGGGCTCATGCCTCATGGGAGGTTTGCCCTGCTTGGCCATGTACTCCGCGCTGTGCTCAGGCTCGAATACGATCCCACAGTCAGGTGAGAAATTGGCAGGCAGCTTCCACCCTAGGAAACGGCTCACCATGTGCTTGATTTGTCTGTCATCCATCCTTGTTCTCCTTCGATTTAGCTTCCAACTCGGCCACGCGATCAATCAAGCGTTTCTCACCGTCTAAATCCAACAACGGACTCAGTACAGTTAGCTCATTGTCGTACCAGGTGAACTGCGTGCCGATCAGCTTCCACAGGCCTTGACCGATGTGCTGGGCAATCCGGGTTTCACCATGCTTGGCGAACTCGTTGGGCAGCAGCTGCACCCAATACAGGCCCTTCGATCGCTCAGTCACCACTGAGCCTTATACACGCGATCTCCATTTACATAACAATCTTGATGTGGATCGCACCTCTCGTAGATTTGCGACCGATTACAAGCCGTCAGTCCCAGCATCACAACAATCAAGATGATCTTCATGACTCGTCTGCCTCCTTCATCGCTGATGATTCATCCAACACTATCATTCGCGCTCGCTTACCGCCGACGTGGGCCATGACATGCGCTGTCATGGCAGCCTCTATCCGGCTGTAGTCCAGCTCCGGCAGCTCCGAAATCGGAGTGGTCATCCTCACCACGATAGGCATCTGCGGCACCATATCAAAGGTCCGTAGCTGGCCTGCCATGACGCGATACACCCCAGCCCACCGACCAACGCCAGGCTTCATCGTCCGACGACAGAACCTGGCACGATACGCCGGCAGCCTCCGCTTGGCCCGCTTGTTGACAGTCCTCAGTCGTGGCATCCCTGCTCCTTTGCTAGGCGCTCGGTGAACGCCTCCATCTGCTCCAGCGTGTCGAAGCTGATGCTGTCGTACATCGCTCCCTCGCCCACGGTCGCACCGCACTCCACCGCGATCCGGCGCATGGTCTCCATCTCAGTGGCGCTGTTCCGATCCTGGATCAGGCGCTGTGTGAAGTCCATCCTCAGCAACGGCTCCACAGCAGGTGAACTTGCGACATACGCCCACGCTCCACCTTGGATGGGTCCATCCCATCTGGCGTAGCTTCGATTGAACACATCGCTGTGCTTGTAACCGTGGTGTACAGATTCAATCAGGCCAGCCCAGACCTCATCAGCGCTCGCGCCATCCCACCTGACATAGCTCGTGTTGGACACGCCCCACACCTTGGACGTCCGGCGGCGCGTGAAGGCCTTGTGAGACCATTCCCACGACAGCAGTCGCCTCAACCGGCGCTTGTTCGCCGTCCGCAGCCTCATCGTTTGGCCCCCTTCATGTAGGCCCACGGCCAGACGTTCCTGATCCTATAGCCGTCCAGCGACATGCGTTTGGCTTCAGCCAACGGCAGCTTCATCAGCCCCACAGCGCTACCGGATTGGTAGATGCTAGCCGCAAGGGCAAGGTGCAGCGTCGTTAGCACCCCTCTGCGCTCCAGATAGATGTTAGCAGGCAGCCCCTCTTCAGGGCCGACGTTGAATGTCCGCAGCCTCACGACGCACTCACCGACATCAGCTCGCTCACCTTCCCCGGCTGGATGCGATCAAAGGCGCGCTCCATGCCCGTGTACTGGAAGGATTTGTTGCGGTTGCGCACCAGCTCGGCGCGGAGATAGCCGTGGTCCTCCACCACCGGCGACAACACGGTGATGTTGCTAACCCATCGCAGCTGGTAGAGGTCCCCGGCTGCGTCGGTCACGTAGTCCCCGGCCTGGGCCGGGAGGCTGGCGTTCATGTAGCGCTGGACCGCCGCTTCCAGCGCCGTGACCCACGCTAGGGTGAACGCGTTATCCACACCCTTGCTGGTCAGGAGGCTCTGGGTCAGCTCACGGCCCAACACCGTCACGATGCTCTCAAGAGCATACAGCTCCATCAGGTCCGGCAGGTCTGCGTCCTCCCGCCGCCTGAGGTCTTGGGCCATCGTGGTGAAGGCGTCAGCCATCCGACTGATCACCGTGATCGAGCTGTTGTTCTGAATCATTTCTTGTCCCTCTGCTCTGTTCTAGCTCTACGGATACAAGTTGCATGGGCGTAGGCAATCGCACCAGCTGGCACTTCGTACCCAAGGAATTTCAAAATCGTGGTTGAGCCTATGCCTCCTGGCTTCCCACAGATGCCGCAGCACCGGACGTTCGGATCAGATCGCTTGAGCGGGATGCCCATCACTTCCCCTCCAAATGCTTCCGCATCACACGGTCCTGCTCTGCGAGCTGCGTCTTGAGATTGGCTAGCCGCTCAGCCTTCGCCTGCCGGATCGGTATGTCCATTCCCATGTCGATCAGCCTGCGGCAGGCCGCCCCCTCTCCTGCAGCGTGGACCATCACCGGGCCACGGTTCGGCAGGTTCGCATACCGAAGCCCACGACCGCACCACTTGCAGCGAGCACGCATCAGGTTTGAGGGGATGTCCATCAGATGTACATAAGCTGCTTGGGGCTCAACGGCGTGGCGTACTGCGGCGAGGGATCGCGGAGCCAGGCGACCACCTGCTGAGCGAGCTTCCGGCGGAATTCGCTCTTGAGACGCTTGCTCTCGACCTGCTTGGCGAGCTTGATCACCCGCTCCAGATCGTCCTTGCGATAGGCCGCTTCTAGCCGCTTCACAGCAGACGGACGCACCCCGAACTCCCGAGCCAGCTCAGCGCGGCGCTTGGACGCCGACCGGCGCGACTGCACGTCGTACACCCGCTGACGGCGCTTGATCCAGGCTTCGTGGGCTGCCCGAACCTCAGGCGTCGCGTCTACATAGGAATTGTAGGATGGATAGGACCAGCCACGAGTGGAGGCAAAGCAGATGTCTTCAGGCGATTGCGTTTCCGGGTTCCACACGACCATATGGAAATCACTGTCGTCATAGCCGTTGCGCTCATAGTCCTTGAGGCACAGGCCGATGTGGGTTTCATAGGTCCATAGACCAGTGGGGCCTGCGTGGTCCACGTAGACGTACTTGCGGCCGGTCTCATCCCACTGGCCCAACTGGTAACCAGCCCCACGATGCGAGGCCTGGACGTTCTGCGCCCCTTCGGGGAGCTTGTCCGGGGTGAATTCGAAGCGAATGATCGCCATCTCAGTAGCTCCAACTCAGTTTCTAAGACAACTTGTAGCCTCACTCAGGGGATAGGTCAAGCCCCAACGACAAATTAATTTTGCCGTTGGCACGAAAAGGCCCCACCTGTGCGGGGAACACTGGCGGGGCCTCAGGGCAACTTCATTCAATGGGGGAAAGTAAGTGCAAGACCAGAACACTACTTCATGCGTCACCTCCCGGATCGCCGACGACCAGGTGAGCATCCGACTCAGCACCGGCGGGGTCTATCCCCGCTGCCTTGGTCGTCAGCGAGAGGAGCACCTTGTGGGCGTCAGCCTCGGTGTCGTGAGGTCCCTTGTACTTGAACCCCCACTCAGCGGCGTCGTCCACGACATGCCAGCCCTCAAAGATGGACTCCCGCAGGCCGCTCTCGTGGAACAGGTCTTCAGCCTCGCGCTCGCTCAGGTGTACCACTCGCAGAGTCATCCCGTCCACTCCTCTGTTTCTGCCACAGACATAGTGCTGTAGCTTGAGGCGGGGATAGGTCAAGAGGATTGATTGTCAACCCACCTCCGCACCAGGCGGCCCTTCCCGTCCCTCTGGGCAGTCTGGGAGAACTCTCGGGCACCGCCGCCCGCGTGGTGTAGACCCAGCCTATACGCACGTCCCACAACCGCGTTGTGGGTAGCTCCAAGCCGAGCGGCGATCACACGTACGGGCACGCCCTGCGCATACCAGCGTCGCAGCTTCCCGTCCCTGTCGTCAGTGTGCCAGAAGGGGTGGAAGCGCTGCTGCTTGAGGATGACATGGCTGCGATCCTCCTGACCTTCCTCAAGCATGTGGAGATGGTCATCAGCAACATCAGGGTCTAGGATACGCATAACTACAGTCCAGCAGCTCTCTCAATCGCAGCTTTTACCATAGACTGCCAGACCCTGTACATAAGCCATCCAGCCTTGAGATCGCGGGTTACGTAGGTCCCGGCCTCGTATGTCAGTCTCTCACGTCGGTGGAGCATCCGGGCCAAGGCTGCCCGACGACGCTTCAGCTTCTTGGGCACCAGCCTGTAGTGTCTGCTGCATAGGTATTCCTGCCCAACGAACTTGGCCGACGTGTTGGGACACCCAGGGACCTCACAGCAGACCCGGCTCACCACACCACCAACACAAAGCGGTCAGCCTGCTCAAACTCAGCCTTGTCCCGAACCCAGAGCCCTGGAGGGTGAGGATAGAGGTGCTTGTACAGCACACGTTCCCGGCCGTCGTCAGCATCCCTGATAAGCTGCAGACGTGCGTACAGGCCGCCTTTCTTGTGCTTGAACAAGTTGCCGAAGGCTATCCAGCAGTTCACCTGGTCCATGCCGTACAGGTGGTCCAGCGCCTTCTGCTCATGCGGCTCTAGCCGATAGGTCGGACGCGAGGCTGTCCGTTGGACATAGGTGTCGTCCTTTGGGTATGGACCCGGACCGGCCATCACGGACCACTCCCATGAGCCGGCACCGCCCGGCCGATGTCGGCGCTCAGGGTGGACAGCTCGACCCCCAACATCCCCGCCAGCTTGCCCAGCGCTCGCTCCAGGGCCGTGACCCGAGCCTTGGTCCGCTCCAGCTCCTCACCGCCGAACATGTCCGGCTGTACCGGTCCAGACGGCTGAGGCCTCCACAACAGCCCGAACTCCTCATTGCGTAGCTTGCCGACCGCCTTGGCGCCATGGCCAGGGTAGTCCGGGAAGGCCTCCCGAGCCACACGAGCATCGTCCCAGCCCTCGGCATACATGACGGTCCTGGGCTCATGAAGCATCAGGACCGTATGCTGCTCCAGCAGCTTCATCGCCGCGAAGCTCTGTCCCCGCGTCAGCTTCTTGAAGGATGGTTCGGGTCTGTTAGTTGCCATTGTAGTCCCTCTCACTTGATGGTGACGGTCACGTTCCCAATCACTGCGACGTCAACCGGTTTGATGCGATCCCTGATCCGGGTCCACAGGTGGTGCTCAGTCTTCCAATACGGTTGACCAGCCTTGGCAGCAATCCTGCGAGTGATGTGCTCCACGTCACTCCAAACATACCAGATGGCATGCCAACGCGGAGGGCGACCAAAGTCGAATAGACGCGGCTTGAAGATGCTGACCTCAAGGTGCAGTCCGCTGAAGATCACGGTGCCATCGTCACGCGACGTCATCAGATCGCGGCGGGTGAACAGCATCAGCCAGACCAGCCAGCCTGAATCGTGGTATATGTTGCGTCCAGCATAGAAACTGAACAGTTGTGGCTTGCGCTTCTTCACTTCAGCACCCACGCCTTGTCGCAGTTGGGGCAGTAGCCGATCTCACGGTGGAAGCCCTTAGCAGACCTGACCCCGCTCAGCACGGTCAGGTCAGCATGCTCACAGTGATCCTCCGCCAGGCTCGGGGACACGCCTAGAAACACCGGAGGATGGCTGTAGCCGAGCCCCGTGATACCGAGCACAGCCGGATGGCCCGCGTTCAGCAGGCGCAGCTCCTCCGGCGTCGGCTCCCAGGCGGAACACTGAGCGTTGCCCGCAGCAGTCTGGATGTCTCGAACAGCCAGACTGCTGCACTCCCCGTGCTCCTCCGGGTTCCAGCCAGGAGGCTTGCCCAACCAACGGGTGAAGCCAGCGATACGAGCGGGGATCATAGATTCAACGTTCCTTGTTGAGACGGCGGCACGTAGCGGCCCTTGTGAGTCACGGCGTCGCCGTTGGGCAGGATAACTGTCAGAGGTTTGCCAGCTTCAATGGTGTAGCGGATCGTGGCCCAGGTCCCAGATCGCAGCTGCTCCGTCATCTCGAATGGCAGCGCATACATCTGGAACGCAACCATGACGATGTCCCGGTTGCGTGCGAGCGGTGGCTTGGGTGGATATCTGAAGTTGGCATTGACATACGCCCGGTGGTCCGGCGGGTCCATGGGGTGAGCGTAGCTCAGCCAGCCGAGCGACTTGATCATGTGGTGGACCTGCTCGTCAGCCCCTACGCAATCGCCGTGGTGGGCAACGAAGGTCTGGTTGCCACGATACCCGGACCAAACATGGAGCACCTTGCTCAGCCGCCGCAGCTGGGCTTCCGTCGCGCCGTGCCGGGTTCCAGTGAACCCGAAGTGAGTGAGCTGGGTCATCACACGTCCAGAAGCACGCCGCCAAGGCCGGAAAGTCCCCGGCCGAGAAGCAGCATATTGATGGTGTTCAGACGGGACCGAGCGTGGTCCGCGTCCATGCGGTTGTACAGGCCGTCCAGCGACGGTTCCTGGCGGGAGCCGGGCGGACGCCACAGCTGCGTCGGCTCATCCATGGCCAAGACATCCGGCCCCTGGTCCAGCATGATGACCGTCTGGTCACTGCCCACGGCTATGGTGTGGATTTCCTCAGCCTTGTGGCCGTGGATCGATCCGGGCGGATAGGTCTCAGCTGGCAGCCGATACAGGCGTGTGCGACCGGCCCAATCGAACCCCTTGCCGCCGTTGAGCGGCGTCATGTAGTCGAAGCGCTCATACAGCTCGCTGAAGGGGTCCGGCTTCATCACCCGTTCGTAGCGCCAGTTGCGCAGGCTCCCGGACAGCACCATGGTGGTGAAGTTGTAGCGGTGGTTGTGTGGCGCCACGACCTCAGGAAGGTGGGCAATGTCGCCATCAAAGAAGTACACCTTGATGGTTGAGGATGGGCTGCGCTTCAGGCAGATGTAGTCAAAGCCCTTGACGTGGAAGTCCCGGAAGCTGTTGTCCAGCACCGTCTTCAACGACACTACTGTTGGTATCCAGCCCATCCAAGTATTCCTTCAATGCTTTCTCAGCTTCTGCGTAGTCGGTGTACAGCGTGTCTTCAGAAGGGATCAACGGCTGGGTCAAAATGTCCCAGCCCCACCTCTCCAGAACCCACTGCTTCAGGGTCAGTTTCCATCCCCCGTACACCGTCGTGATCCCCGGCTCCGGCGTCTCGGCTCTCTGGACGCGCAGGATATGGCCGAGGATCGTCAGCACGCTTCAACTTCTCAAACAATCCCAGCTGGTGCAGCTGGCGCAGTTCGATCACCCTAAGCCGTTCGGGGATAAGCCGCCTCCGCTGGTCGATGAAGCGACATCTTCCAGCTGAGATCACTTGAGCATCGAGCGAGTTCAGCTGCAGCAGAACGTGATCCCTAAGACCACGCCACTTCTGTACCAGCAGTCGCTCCGTCTCGGTGTACTCAACCCCGCTGGGGCCGATCATGCTGATACCGTCCGCATCTTGTCCAGCTGGTCCTCGTAGCCCAGAGGCTCCTCATCATCCATGAGGCTCGTGTCGCCGTCGTTGAGCGGTTTGAACCGCATGATGCAGTAGCACAGCGGCACGGTGCCGAACACGAAGTGGTGGAAGTGTTTCCCGACCAGATGGACCCTGCCCACGCAGATCGGTCCGTCGCAGACCTTGCAGCTGGGGTCCATCTTGCCGCCGTGGATTTCCTCACACGTGTACAGCGCGTCTTGAGTCAGGTCATCTGCCCCGTCCGCGTTGATGCAGATCAGAGGCGTTCCCGGTCCTAGCGTGATCATGTGTATCCCCTCATTTCGCCCCATTCACGTGGGGTCATCTTCGGAAGCACAGCTGTCTCCCTGAGCAGCCGGGCTGCCTGCGGGAGTTGGAAGTCTAGCCCCGGCACCGGCATCCAGGGCAGCGGTTGCTTGGTGGGCATCGCTCGGCCTCTGACCCTGATCACAGGCCCATGGCGGATTATCTTGAACCACCAGGACCCGTCACGGGCCTGGGAGAACAAGATGTGGTCCACCACGTGACTCAGCCCCAGCCGCTCGCACTGGTGGCGTGGCAGCTTCCACTTGTAGCTGTGCCCCTTCCACTCCAGTGGCGGGAGGCTGTACCTGGTCGTCTGCATCATGACGCCCATTCATCATCAGCCTCAAGCGGTCCAAAGGCGGACTCAGGCTCCGGTTGAGTCTCCATCCCCATACCAGAGATGATGCGCAGGCCGGTCGGACCCCACCGGCCCTCATAGCCGTAGGGAGCGGCGAACACGGCTTGTCCATCCGCGTCCAGGACTTCACCCTGATCCTCGCTGAGCCTCCACGGACCCTTGTGCTTCAGCTCGATATTCTCCACAGGCGCGGCTGGCCTACGGTCATGGTGAACGTAGTAGCTGGCCATGGCCACAGACGCCCCACGCGGCCTGGCCTCCGCGACAGCCCGGAAGGCGTCCGATGGCCTCTGCCACTTGGGGAAGTCCATGCCGTGTTCCCACACCTCCTTGGGTGCGGTCACGAACTGCTCGATCAGGCCCGGATCGTCGCACCCAAGGATGTGGCGCGCAACAATATCCCTCACCTGGAACTCGTGCTTGAAGGTGCGGTCCTCGGTCAGGTCCAGGCCGGCAAGGATGTTGTACGTGAACAGCGTCGGCTTGCTCACGTCCATGGCTCTCAGGCCACGGTAGTAGATGCGCTGAGAAGGCTTCTGCAAGAGTTGCAGACCTTCGTCTGCCAGTCTTGCAGCCTGACCGTCCGGGAGAAAGACGTCATCCCGGTTCTGCCAGGCCTTGACATAGTCCTCGTGGTCGATCACGATGGTGGTGAAGCCGTCCTGGCCAACATCCCTGCCAGCTTCCTCCGGCAGCATGTCAGTGATGCCGCCCTCATCCCGCGTGTTGGCTTCCAGCTCCCGGAAGGCCATCCACATCTCCCAATTGCGACCGTATTCGGTTGTGAAGGGGAGGTCGATGGTCCGTGGGCGGCCCAAGCCGTACAGGGACCACGTTTGGCGCTTCATGCGCACCAGCTGGAACTCCTTGTCACGAAACTTCGTTCCCTGACAAAAGAACTCATACCGATCCCGGCCGATCCACACCACAGGCCGCGCTCCATTGCGGACCAGGACCGCAATGGCATACTTGAGCCCGGTCCCGAACATGCCGATGGGGTTGGTGCCCACCTTGGCGCTCAGCCCCATTGTCGTGAAGGCCCGGATGTCGATCAGGTCCGGCGTGCGATGAACAATTGCGGTCATTGATCAAAATCCAATCCCAATTCGTCTTTGGCCCGTCGCAAGTATTCCTGCCATTGTGCAGGCGTTGCATCCGAGAAATCCATTATATCGCTGTTGATTCCTACAGTGACCTTGGCACCGCAATCAGAAGCGATCTGCCTCAGTCTTGAATTCATCTCAGCGGCGTGAGCAGCTTGAGACGGATAGTCGGTCATCACCATTCCTCCCCAGGCAGACAGTGCTGCCATTGATAATCGTAGTCCAGGCTGCCAACGTCCACGTAACGGCGACGCACCGTCTCCCACCAGATCAGCTCAAAGCGACCGGCGACGGATTGGACGATCACCGGTCGCCAAGCGAACCAGTCATGCCAATTCTTGCGGTGGTTGAGGTCGATCAGCTTCACTTCACCACCCCAATAGCAACGGCTCCAAGGAACAGCCCCACGCCGATGAGACCCAGGAGTATACCCGCCACAAAGAGCCCAAAGAAGCCTGAGAAGACGAACATGGGCAGGTCGAAGACGTCATAGGGTGCGATTTCACGATACAACACCAACCAGCAAAATAGCCAGGTGACGAAGTAGACGGCGGCGAGGATACTCACAGTGGCACCCCTAGATACCAGCCCACCAGGCCGCAGCCGACGTAGCCTGCGGCACAGCAGGCAGCCGTGATCCAGCGGCGGCCTTGGATGGCAGCACAGAACACCAGTCCCGTGAGAGCCATTCCAACAAATGCTGCCTCGCCCATCACTTGCTGTCCAGATCGTAGTCAAGGTTGAACTCGCGGGTGTCCAGGTCCTCAGCCCAGCCGTGTTCAACCAGCCAGCTGATGAAATTTGGCTTGCCACCCTCCTTCCACAACTCCCGAAGGTCCGGGATGGGCTTCAGCGCGCGCATGATGGTCACCACGCCGTAGTCGCTCCATTCGCCATTGCTGAAGATGATGGTCTGGCCGACTGCCAGATTGAGATATTCAGGCTCCACGCTCAGTCCTCCGCCGGGGGCAAGCCACCAGCCGCCACGATTGCTTGCTTGATCTCACGGAACTGCTGACTCAGCTCAATGAGCTTCATCATGCTCTCCTGGGTGAGCAGGTCCTCGCCGGTGCCGTTGGAGCCGCCGTGCGCCTTCATCATGACACCCAGGGCATACGTGACATTCTTGTCGCAGTTGGCGATCAGGAACGTGGCCTGCTCCGGGGTGAGTGTCACGTGGACATCCTGGCTGTTCGAGCCGACCATGGCCAGCGGCACAGGCTCTAGATTGCCTGGATGCCAAAGTATGGTGCCCATGAGAGGCTTATCCAGCATCACGCCGTCAGCTGACACCCAGCGTATAATCACGGCTGCCTTCGGTGTGTCACGACCCTCAGTGAGCCGGACCAGCTGCCCCACAGGGGATGTTTCTGGCTTGATCATTTGGACAGCTCCAGCCTGACCCACTCCAGGTCTGCGCCCTCGGCCGCGATGCGCATCAGCTTCAGCGCTTCGTCCAGAGTCACCCCGAAGGCTCCCGAGAGGGTCAGAAACGTCGTCTCGGGCGTGTGCTTGATCTTCATGACAACTTTGTACCGGGTCATTGCTTGAACTCCACCCTGATTGAGCTGTGGTTTTCCAAGTCCAGCCGGGTCCGGGTGTGGGGTTCACCCACTTGGTCCAGCATTGCCTCCAGAGCGTCCGCGTTCTGCTTGGCGCAGTTGCCATCGCAACCGAGGGTCACCACCCTCGGTTGCTTGGGCTGCGGCAGGCGCATGTAGCTCCAGGGGTCCAAATTCAGCAAGAACCGGACCCCGAGCTTGAACCAGCCCCACATGCTCACTTCAGCCTCCCAGCCGACGACGGCGCACCTTGGTTGACCTGCTTGTCCAGGCCCACACCAGCCCCAGCTTCGGAGCCGCGACGGAAGTGAGTGGAGCCACGACGCCTGTCGCGTTCCTCATTCTCCCGGTCCCGAGCATTCCAGTACCGGCGGTTGGCCCGCTCCTCACGCGCCTCACGATCCGCCTTCTGCTTGGGCGTCTCCTTGGCGTGCTTGGCACGCTCTGCCACCTTGTCGTTGTGCCAACGCATGGCCAGCTCAATGGCGAGCCGCATCAGCGCCTCCAGGCGTTCCGGGTCGATGCTGAAGCGCTCGGCCTGTTCCTCAGCCACCTTGGTGGCGAAGGGGATCACCAGTTCAGGGTCGTTGACGTCCGCCATCTCGCGTCCCAGAGCCCAATAGGCCTCATTGCGCATGGTGGCCTCAGCCTCGTTCTCGATGCGCTTGCGAGCCGACGTGCCGGGCTCCCGGCCAAGCCGGAAGTCCTCGTTGGCATCCTTCTCGGCTTGCTGGACGTCCTCCAGGACGATCATCAGCGCTGTGCCGGGGGCTGCCGAGGGATGGCGAGCGGCAGCGTTCGCTTCAGCGGCCTGGCGCTTCTGTTCAGCCAGGGCGTCCAGGTGGCGCTGCTTGAGGCGCTTGCCAAGGCGATCTGCCATGCCTTCCTTGAAGCCGATGGCCTCGCGGCTGAGGATCATCTTGGGATCGCCGCCGACGTATTCCCGAGCCAGACGCTCCATGGTCTGGTTGAGGTAGTCGAATGTCTGTTGGGCCGACACCACATTGGCCTCGCGGCCGATCATGTTGTAGCCGGAGGGAGCCCAGCGACGGCCGTTCCAATCGGTCTTGATCGAGAGGTGGACGAAGTTCACCTCAGCGATGATGGCCATCAGCTCCTGCTGATACTTGTACCCGGCGCGGCCCTTCGCAGCGGCCTTGGCGCGCTTGCCGCCTTCGCCGTCCGACGACTTGCCAGCCATCTCCAGGGCGGCCATCGTGAGGTTGTGCTCCCGCATGATGCGCTGCATCATCTCGGTGGCGTTGTTGGCCTCGTTCTCGTTGGCTCCGTCGTCCTTGGCGAGCGCGTTGAGCTTCAGCAGGCGGTCGATGACCTTCGGGTCAATGGCAGCTTCTGACATGGTCGTTCTCTCGGTTTCTGGAGGTGGGGCTTGGAAGATCAGATTGGCTTGTAGTTGACGGTGGCAACCCACCGTCCGCAAACCTTGTCAACCTGAGCGAGGTCCATAGAGCAACCGTATTGGTTCTTGGCGCTGCCAGGCATCTCAAAATAGATGCGGGTGCCGTAAGCTCCATCACCACACTGACCTAGGCCAATTTGCACGTAACCGCGCGAGGTCACAGCCTTGATGGCTTCAGCCTTATTCCGAAAATTGGTCATCTCGTTGTTCCTCAGTTTCTAAGACCCTTGTAGCCTCCAGAGCGGGGATAGGTCAATCCCCTTAAATGTTAAATCGTACCGAGTGTGGTAAGTGTGTCCTATCGCTGACCAGGTGACGAGGCACGTGGTCAGCGATGGCAGCCAACCCTAGTGGACCAACCGCAGCGCGAAGGCGCAGCCGTAGCCCAGAGCAACCACACCGATCACCAGGGCTGTGGCGAGCTGCAGGCGCTTCATCCGCTCGGCGCGGTCCCAGGCCGACTGCGGCGGGGTGTACACGTAGCTGCCGAAAGGGTAGTCACGTCCCAGGTTCAGCGCCCCTCTGGTGCCATGATCGCCAGGTCGGTGGGCATCCTGCCACCTGATGTCGGCTTCGATCCGGTTGGGGTTCTTTCCAAGTCCGTATTGCATCGTATTCCATCCTCGTTTGCGCAGGGTGCATCCTACGGTGGAAAGCCAGGCTCGGTTGCAGCGAGCCTGGCTTACGGCCCTAGGAGGCAGCGCCTAGAAGTTGCCGGGGTTAGCGTCCTTGGCCTGCTCCAAGAACTCGGTCAGGGCCTGGGACTTGGTGTCCTCCTCATCCCAATCCTCGCCAGGGTCCTCGCTGTCAGGCTCCTGCGCAATCAGAGCGTCCATCTGCGCGTCAGTCGCAGACTCATCTTGTTCCAGCTCCTCAATGGCTTGCCAATGAGCGTCCCACTCCACCTTGGCCTCAGCAGCCTTCTGGATGTCGTCCAGAGCGTTTTCCAGCTCGTCAGCGGCTTCGTCGATGGCGTCAGCCCACTCATCGCAGTCGCTCGCGCGCTGCTCCAACAGCTGGCCCGTCTCGCCCTGCTGGAGGCCTTCGGGCATGTTGTCGAAGCTGTCTTGGGCCTCCTGACCAGCCTCGCGGATTTGCTCTGCCACAGCCCGCAGGTCCTCAGCACACGTGATGTTGTCGAAGCCTTCGTCTTCAATCTGCCAGATGGCCTGGTTGAAGGAGCTGGTGGTCAGCTGCCACCGCTTCGGCTGCGTCTTCGACCGCAGCGTGTAGCCAGAGCGAGGTCCCGTCTTGATGTCGGCGGTCCAGTACAGATCGCCCTTCTTGATGCCCTGCTGCGGGTAGTCCTTACGGGCCTTGACTTGCTTGGCACGTGCCATGTTGGTGTTCCTCTGCTATGTGGGAAAGGTCCCCGGCCGAAGCCGGGGATGTGGGGTTTTACGCTGTGGCCTTCTTGACCCAGGCCGCCGCACCAGCCTCGGTGCGGAACAGGCGCAGCGGCGTCGGGTAGCCGGGGCGCTTCGAAGGGGCGGCCAGGACCCAGGCCCCCTTGGAGTCAACCAGCCCGAAGCTCTTGCCGTTCGGGACGATCTTGACCTTGCCCGAGGGTTGCTGAGTAGTCTTCATGGCCGTCACCGCCTTGGCGATCTTGCCTGCCGTGCGCTTCAGCAGGGAGCCGTACTGGCCGCCGCAGCCGAGGCATTCGTGCTGCCGGATGAAGCCCTTGCGCTGCTGAGGGGTCTCAGCGTCTTCGACGGACCAAGCGCCATTCGACAGGTGAAGGCCGCAGTGAGGGCAGTGACCGTAGTCGTCACCCTCAACCATCTCGACGCCATGATAGCAAGAGACGATGGCGCTCAGCTGCTCATCCGTGTACTCAGTCGCGGCGATCCGGCCGCGCTTGGCCTCGTAGGTTTCCGGGGCGGTCATCTCGGTAGCTCCTCAGTTTCTAAGGAACTTGTAGCCTCAGACCGGGGATAGGTCAACCCCCTGGACGAAAATAATTTCTGTCCAGGGGCTACCGTGTCAGGCTTCTGCCACGCACTGCTGGACGTCGAAGTGACGGGCCATGATGATCGGAGCCAGCTCCGGTGGGCTGTAGTTCGGACCCTTCAGCACCCGGCCGGAAGGCGCCACCAACGGCTTGCCGCCGTTCCCGAGCTTGCTCATGTTGGACCGGTGGACCTCCCGAGCCCCAAGAGCCTTGATCTCACCCATGCCGTAGATCAGGAAGGTGCCGTTTGTCACGTAGTCGATGTCCAGCAGAGCATCGAACACCTGGACCTCATCCTGGTCTGCCAGCCCGGCAGCCAGCTCCCCCGGCTCCTCCACGTGGAGCTGCATCCGAACCAGCGCCAGTCCCAGCGCAGCCCGGCCATCCGCGTTCGCCTGGGCTGCCTGCTTCTTGAGCCGTTGGGCTAGCAGCGCCAGCTCAGTGGCGAGTTCGCCCAGCACGTCCCGGTCGGCCTCGCTCAGTTCTGGCAGATAGGGTTCTGGCGGTGAGGGCATCTCGTAGGCCCTGTGGAACTCATCGACCCTTGCCAGGTTCATGTCTTCGAATTTGATCATGGTAGCCCTCCGTTTCTCGCCTTAGAGGCGAACAGATATGGCGCTTCGCCGATTAGTAAGGGTCCTCAGCGTTGTCCAACATTCCCTGGTCCGGTTTCGGTTCCGGGACATCATCTTTCGGCCAATCGAAGTGCGAGCCACCGGCATAACGCTTGTCCCAAGAAGCTCTAGCATTCTCCAGTGACGGGAGCTCATAGAAGTAGGCCCGCTCACGTGCTTCATAGCTCATTCCGTGAGCGTCCGTCTTGGTCAGCGTTGCCATCTTCTGCGAGCTGACCGGGAACGGTTTGTCCAGGACCCGGCTGAGGAATTTGCCCAGGGCGGTGGGGCTGACCCGACGCATGATCTTTTGCGCTTCAGCGTACCGTAGGTAGTCCTGGTGTAGACGCTCCTTCATCACTGAAGTGTGCCATTCGTTGGAGCTAGCGGTGGTGCGGCCATCCATCAACCGCTCCATCCACCACTGCTCCTCCACCGACATGCTGAACAGCTTCTGGTCACGCAGGGCGTCCGTCTGCGGCACCTTGCGCACGTCGAAGTCCGCAAGGTCCAGACTCATCAGGAAGTGCAGCAGGTTCTCCCGGCCACCGTTGTCCATCGCCCGGCGTATCTCCTTGAAGTACACCGTGGACTGCTTCTGCCCGTCCCCCACATCCATGACCAGGAAGCGGCGCTCATCCATCCCGGCCGGCACCAGCCAATGGCCGTTACCTGCCATCAGGAGGTGGGTGAAGTTGGGCCCAATCTCCGCATCGACCCCCTTGCCTTCCACCACCACCGTGTCCTCGGTGATCAGGGTCTTCAGCACCGACTCATGCTGCTTGTCCCCAGCGAAGAACGCCTCATCAGCGAACAAGACCACGCAGTCCCGCAAGTGCGCATTGAACTGACCCACGAGGTGCTTGGCTGAACTCACCTGGAGGTAATGACGGCCCCAGAGCGATCCGAAGCCATTGATGAAGGTGCCTTTGCCGGTCCCCTGCCCACCACGCAGGACGATAGCAACCTCACCCTGCTCATCCGGCTGTTGGACGCAGCGTGCCAGCCAGTGGATGACGTAGTGGTAATGCTCCTCATTGCCAGAGCATATGTTGTCCAGCAGGTGCTTGAGGTAGGGCTGGTGCTGATCCCCTGGCAGGGCGTCGCAGGCGAACCCACGCCACAGGTTGTAGGCGTCCGGCACCTCCCGGCGAGGCGCAAACACCATGGTCTCATACTGTCGCCGCAGTTGGTGTTCCAGCCACCACTTGCCGGCAGGCTTGTAGATCGGTGCGCCTTCCTTGGTCGTACCGACCTGGACCTTCATGTGCATGTAACGATTGCGGAAGTCCTCAAAAGACTGCTTGCTCACCCGTGATCTTGGACGCTTGAGCGAAGTATCCAGCACCTCAGATATGACACGGCACTTGCCGCCGATGTCGGCAATTACAGCGTGCGCCTCGTTCATCTTGCGCAGTAGTGGTTCCTCGACTTCCTCCTTGGCACGCTGAATTTGCCGGGCCGCGTATTCGACCGGACGGCGCTGCTTGGTAACATGTTCGCTGACAGCGTAGTCAGGATCAAGGAGGATAGCGGCGATGATGTCATCAGCAACGTTAGCTCGAACAAGCTCACAGCACACAGCGAAGCATACTTCAGACTTGCTCTGATACTTGGTCGGGTCATCGGGATCGTCCCCCTGTACGATCAACATGCGGGTGCGCTGCGTGACGTGCTCGGGCAGGTCTGTCATCACGTTGACAGACGGCAGGTTGCCGCTCAGCTGGACCTTCGCCCCGCCGCCGATAGCGCCACTATCCTGCTGGACGCGAGGCGCGGCTGTGAAGTCGTACAGCGGGTGCTCAGTCCCTGCATCGGTGAGCAGCTTCGCCAGGAAGGGGATGCGACCCTTGGCCACCTTCTTCTGGTTGGGGAAGTTGACCGTGCCAGGAAGGCGCATCACCCGGTCGATGTTGAAGCAGTGGTCCCCTCCCAGCACCTTCTCCAGCTGCTGGTTGTAGGCCTCCAAGTCCGCGATCCGCACAGGGTCGCCGCCGACGTGAACAGCGTCATCCAGCCGCCAGAAGGCCTGAACCCCGCCGCCACTGTCGACAATGAAGGTGGGAGACGGCTTGAAATCCTCCAGCGCCTTCAGGGCGCGTGGCTTGGCTGCCTCCCAGGTCTCTCCCTTGCGAGGATCGATGTCAACGTGGAGATATTCCAGCGCCTCCACGTCCTCTTTCTTGGCCTTGGAGGACAGCGGACCCCGCGCCGGGTTCACCATGAAATAAACGTTGTTGCCGCGTTCCTCGTGGCTTTCCAACCACTTGATCAGACGCTCAACGTTGGCCATGTTGAACGTGGCAGTGTCCGTCCGACCACCCTCGTTTGGGATAGCCGTCAGCACCCAAGGACCGCCGGTGCGGAACTTGTCCAGGAAGGCCACTGCCTCCTTGGGTTGACCCTTGGGTAAGCTCACTTGTTAGTTCTCCCAATACGCCAGCAGGTCGTCAGTGCGCACACCGTAGGTGCGTTCGCAGAAGATCACTGACCAGGGTGCCCAGCCCAACGCAGCAGCCGTCTGCTCCACCGTCTTCAGGCAACGCAGTCGGTGGAACCGAGCGCGGTCAGGTGCCGGGAAGTGGTCCTCAATCCCGGTGAGCCAGCGCTTCAGACTCAACGTGTCGCTGCGACTGATCTTGCCGATCTGGGCAGACCACACGGCCATGTCGCGGAAGGCACGCTGTGTCAGGCCCTGCTTGACGGCCATGGCGTCGAAGCCACTGAACAGGAACAGTTCCTTGCCCACCCGGACGAACACCCAGGCCAGGCCGCCCTTGTACCAGCGGCGAGTGAGCCACGGCACCTGGTCCGGCCGGAACTTGACCCTGACGGGAGTATCTGGACGCACAGGGAAGGCGTCCAGATACTTGTTCTCAATCCAGCCGTGCTTGTAGTTGACGTCCGGGGTGCCGGCCATCAGGATGTTCTCGACACGAACCGGGTCCATGTCGAACGCCACGAGGTGCGGCCTCAGGTGGCTCCAGGCGTCGGCTTCATCCATGGTTGAACTCCCCATTGGAGTGACGCTTAAGCATAATAGTCCGAAGTTTGTCTTTATGTTCTTCTGAACATGGGTGTCCTTTACGACCTGTCAGAGCCATTGATATTTTAGCTCGTCTCTCTGCAGGGCAGGGACCTCTAGATTTACCAGCGCGAGCCGCAGACAGCTTAGCGCGTGTTGTCTCGCTAGGTTTGATGCCGCGCTTAGAAGCAGATATTTTGGCTCGCGTTTCCACAGAGGTCGAACCCCTCTGTCTACGAGCAATGGTAATCTTCTCTATGGTCGCGTCAGAGTGCCGTTGGCCCTGACGTTGAACAGATTTCCGTTGGGCATAAGCTCTACGCAAGTCAGCATGTTTCAAACGCGAATGCCTTCCTGCGTAACGCTCATTATCCAACATCAACACAAACGCGGACACCATTGGGCCACCATGTATTTTAGCCAATAGCAGATGTCCAAAAAGGTGATCGCCATGAGACAGTTTGATTAGATTATCAGGCGCATCTGTACCACCCAGCGATCTGGGCACAACATGGTGTGTTTCATACACGACCAACGCGTGTTGAATGAGGCGTCGAGACTGTATGAAGTCATTGTAAATGCGCTCAAGATTCATTATCTGGCTGCCTGCGGTCCAGCTTCTTGATCTTGATATTTCGCTGTCTCGGGATAAGGCAGCTCGGTTGGAGCGTCCAACCATTCAAAAATCACCTGCGCAATGGCTTGACCTTGTTCCAAACGAATCACTTTGTGGCCGTGGTTGACTAGCTCCAAAGTCAGAAAGCCTCGCCAACCAGGCTCGATGACAGTATTCATCACCGATAGTCCACGCCGTGCCAGAGACGATTTGTCGCAAACTCTCGCCATGATAGACGGAGTCATGGTGAAGCGCTCCAAGGCGGCAGCCAAAATGAATTCACCGCTCCGTAGGTAGCGCTCTTGTTTTCCATTCCCGAGGTCCAACCGTAAATCATAGCCGCAAGGCCCCAATCCATAGGTCAAACCATTGCGCTCGGTGCGCGGGTGGCAAGGCTCTAGCAGCTTGTTAAGCCTAATCGATTGAGCAGAGAGGATCATTTGTCCAACATTGCCTCAAGACGTCCGGAGCTGCGCAGGGGCACATAGCTCACCACCCGGATGTCGCTCGGCCACACGCCGAGCTTCTTGGCGATCCGGGGGGTGATCCGAGTGGCCTCGTAGTACAGCCAGCCGCTGTGCGGTCCCCGCAGGATGCGCCGTTGGGCCAGGAACACCAGCCCTTCGTCGCTGGCCTTCATCGCGCTGTGGAGTGACGCGTGGTCCTCCTGCGTCCTGCGCGGGTCCTTGTTATCGCACTTGAAGTAGGTCATCTTCTGACCCGGAAGGGCCTTCAACGCCCAGGTGTACACGCTCACGGCTCTAGGCCCTCCACTTCGGAAGTCGCACCCTACCTGGTCGATGGTTGCAACCGCGACTACAGGCGGTTGAGGGTCACGCCGCGTCCTTGATCTCGCCCCAGGACGGCCCCACCTCAAGGTCCACCTTGGAGGGAACCTTCAACTGGATCACGTTCTCCATGATCTCAGCGGCGCGGCGGCCTTCCTCGACGCTCCCCAGGCTCCAGTCGAATTCATCGTGCACCTGGAGCTGAAGGGGGAAACCCTCCCGGTCCAGCGCCACCATGGCGGCCTTCGTCTGGTCAGCCGCTGAGCCTTGAATGGCTCTATTGAATGCTTTATGAGTCCAATCAAAATTCCCGAACTGATCTTTAGCGAACCGGCAGCGCCGTCCGCCAATCGTCACGATGTAACCACGAGCCTTGGCTACCTTCTCAACAGCCTTGGCGGTTGCCTTTACATACGGCACCCGAGCTTCGATCTGGTCGAGGATGGCGCGGCCTTCGTCACCGGCCACTTCGAACCGCTTGCCACTGCGTTCGTCCTCTTTGATCTTGGTGGGGAGGCCCAGCTGACGACACATCTTGGGCTCACCCATGCCGTAGCAGATGCCCAGGTAGATGTTCTTGAGGATCGTGCGGGCCTGCTTGAAGCCAGCCTTGCCCAAGCGCTCCAAGGCGTCGTCACCGTGCACCAGCTGGGTGAACATCGTGTGGGCGTCCGTGTTCCGGTCGCTCCAGTATCGTCGGGCAGCCTCTTCAGCGGAGGCGAAGGCCCTCTGTCCAAGTCGCTGCATGCCAGAGGCTATGGCGAAGTGGACGGCCAGGCGCGGCTCCTGCTGGCTGTAGTCGAGGCTGCCCCACAGGCCGCCCTCATCCGGTATGTACACCTTGCGCCAGAAAGGTCCCAGCTCAGGGTCG